TCACGCTGCCTTCTGGCGCTTCTTCGAGGCGCGGACCGCGGCGGGCGGCAGGCCCGTCGGCAGCGCCCAACCATCGACGCCCGGAGTCTCGGAGCGGGCGACCGTGAACCGTGTGAGCGAGAAGTCAGCCCGCTGTTCCTCTGGGTACCGGTCGTTGAAGTTTTCGACCCGGACCAGCTCCAGGCCGTTCGCGGCGCCGTGGTCCCTGACCCACTTCACGGCCGCGTTGGCGGCGTCGTCCTGGCCCCGGCCGGCGAGCGTGATCATGCCGAGGAGATCGGAGTCCGGTTGGGTCTGCGCTCCCACGGCCCAGGTGTTACCTGACTGCCGTACGCCATGGGTGACGAGGACGGCCATGTCGGCCTGCCATGCGGACTTGGGGATCTCCAGCGGGACACGTACCTCGAAGGGCACGTCGCGGGGGACGACGGCCATGACCGACTCGGCCTCGGCTCGCATCATCTCGGGCAGCACGCTGGTGTAGGTGTCGGAGGTGATCTGGCGAGAGGAGTGTCCCAGCTTCTCCTGGACCACCTTGATGTCGTGCCCGGCGAGCAGGGACAGGGTGGCGGCAAGGTGGCGGAGGTCGTGGAGGCGGACCGGCGGAAGGCCGGACAGCTCCACGAGCCGGGTGAAGCGCCGGGATATCCAGTCGGGGTGTAGCCCTTCGCCGTTCTCGTGCGTCCACACCCGGCCGCTCTCGACGTAGGCGTCTGCCCACTCCTGGCGCTGCTTTTCCTGCTTCGCGCGGAAGGCGGCGAGGTTGTCCCCTGACTCCAGGCTCAGGGACAGGGTGCGAACGCTGTCGGCCTTCGGTGCTTCGCCGTATAGCTCGTATGCCACCTCGACGATCTGTTGGGAGATGCGGAGCCACAGGGCATCGAGGTTGACTTCTGTCCAGGGCAGCGCGGCCATTTCGCCGCGGCGGGGGCCGAGGAAGATGAAGCTGTGCCACAGCTCGTAGAGCCAGTCGTCCTTGACGAAGTCGAGGAACTGGCCGGTCAGCTCTGGCGTCCAGACCATGACTGGGCCGGGCCGCTCACCAGTGCGCTTCCAGTGCTCGATTCGCTCAGGGGTCCAGACGATCGGCTTCGGCCGGGTGACCGGCGGCAGTTCAACGAGCTGGGCCCAGTTCCTGGCGAACGCTTGCTCGCGCTTGATGCCCCAGGAGAGGGCTGAGCTGAGGGTGTCGTTGATGCGGTGCATGGTGGCTGCGGAGGTGACCTTCCGTAGCCCCTTCTTCCCCTCGCGCAAGGCTGCGTTCGCATCGAGGAAGGCCCGGCGTGCCGCGCGGCGTTCCTCCTTCTTCCCGGCGGCCTTGATCCAGGTCCGGTGTGCTGCGTCGCGCTCGTCTTGGAGCTGATTGACGCGGAGGCGGTGGAGGATCCGCTCGTTGTTCTCCTTCTCGATCGCGTCGTACATCTTGTCGAGATGGCGGACCTTGAGGTCGCGGCGCTTGATGTGGCCCAGGTGAGGGAGGAGGTAGTTGTTGATGTGCTCCTCGTAGCCGTGGCGGGTGGTGCGGGCGATGGACTTCTTCGCTTTGATCCATCGGAGGAAGAAGTCGCCGCACTTCTCGTCGGACAGCACGTCGGTGCCGGCCATCATGGCGGCGTATATCTCCTCGGCCTTCTTCTTGGCGTCCTCCTTCTTGGCGAAGCCACCGCGGCGAACGCGCCCACGCTTGTTGCGCTCGTTGGGCTCGCCCTCGAAGGCGAAGTTCCAGGTGCCGTGGTCCTTGTTGGCCAGCTTGGGGCAGGTTCTGCCGATGGAGCCGATCTTGGGGTTGCCGTCCGCGTCGAGGATCGGATTGCCCTTCTTGTCCTTGACCGGCCCCCTGCACTGGCATCGCTTGTAGTAGCTGACCTCGACCATCCGACCCCTGCTCCCTGTTGGATGTTGCTTGGCTCACGGCCAGTCGTCGGTGTGGGTACGTATCCGTACGTGTCTGGCGTGATCTCCTTCGATCTTGTGGGGGCTGTCGGACACTGTTGTAAAGTCGGGCTCAAGTTGGCGCGGGGGAGAGAGCGACCAACGAGATGACTGCTCAAGTAGAGGGCGGACGGGCGTCGGCCGGAGCGATGGGCCTGGAGGAGCTGCTGGCTCTTCCGGCCACGGTCAATGTGACAACGGCCGGACGGGCTCTGGGCATTGGTCGAGACAAGGCGTATGAGCTGATCCGCAAGGGGAGCTTCCCTGTGCGCACGCTCCCACTGGGTGGCACCGTCCGCGTGCCGACCGTGGAACTGTGGAAGATTCTCGGCGTCGAGCCTCGTCGAGGAAGCAGGGGATGAGTCCGTGGTTGGCGTAGGCCGCGTATGACGTGGAAATAACCGGATGTTTTCTAACGATGTGACCTATCTCGGATAAGGTTATCTGTGCAAGGGGGTCGGTTCTGAGGGGCGAGGAGACCAGCAGATGCCGCGGCTGTTTGGCTTTGAGGACATGGCGTATCGACGGGTGCGCGAAAGCGAGGCGGAAGGCATCCGCCTCGCTGCCTCCCGGAGGTTGCTCAAGCAGAGCATGAACGCCATCACCGAGTGGGTGAACGAGCTGGGGTATCGCACCACGCGCGGCGGTCGATGGCGGCCGGACGGCCTGGCCAACGTGCTCGATCACCCCGCCATCGCCGGCCTCGCGGAAGATGAGAGCGGCAACCTCTACGAGACGGGCGGGCCCGCGATCATCCCTCGGGAGGATTTCGTGGCCATCCGGGCAATGCGCCGGGCGCGGGATCCGGAGGCGAAACGGGCCGATCAGCGCGAGTACCTGATTCGTGGTGCAACTGGCGTGTGTGGCTTGTGCGGGTACCCGCTCGGTTCCTCTCCCTCGAATGCTGGCAGTCGCGGCCACCGGTGCATGCCGAGCACAGCACAGCGTCCGGGGGGGTGCGGCAAGGTTCGCATCAACGCCGACCTGCTGGAGACGTATGTGGCTGAACACGTGCTGGCGGAGTTGGCCAAGCCGGAGGTCAGCGCGCTGATCGACCGGGCGCGCGATGAGGTGCTGACCCAAGCTGCTGACCTGCGCGAAAAGGCCGCCGCCGCGCGCAGTCGGCAGAAGGAGCTGGGAGAGGACTACGCGCGTTCGCCGGAGATCTCACTCCAGGCTTTCCGGACGGCCGACAACGAGCTCAAGCAGTTGATCAGCGAGAGCGAGGTGAAGGCGCGATTCCTGGAGCAGGTCAAGCACGTGCCTGTGGGTGACATCCCCGACCTCGTGCGCTGGTGGAAGCACGCACCGATGACGGCGAAGAGGGGGATGCTGGTCCTCATGCTGGAGCAGGTCGCCGTGTACCCGGCTGCGGCCAGAGGGTCTCGCCGTGTGGACGCAGACCGGGTCTCTCTGAAGTGGCGCCAGTGGGACGTGGAACCCTCGATCACGGGTGAGAAGTCAGCCTGAACCGCTCTGCCTGCGCTGCCTCTTGGCGCAGCGGGAGTATGACCCGGTGCCCGATGGTGGGCAGGGTGAGCCCGAGTGCGACGAAGAGTGTGCATAGCGCCCCCGTTACGGGCACAACGTACGCTTCCACCGCCGGCCAGGGGTGCCCGAGCAGGTAGGCGACGACTGCTCCTGCCCGGCTCGTGTCGTACGCCCAACCCATGAAGATTCCTGTTGCGGTGGCTGCGAGGCCGACGGCTGCGGCACGGCGTTGTTGCCAGACGGCTGCGGCCAGCTTGGCGTAGCGAAGGCCGAGCGTCGTGGTGATGGCGATCAGCGGGCACAGGTGAGTGAGCATGTATGCAGCCGACGCGCCGTCGATGGGGGAGGTGGAGGCAAGCTGGGTGGAGGGCACGTCGGTGAAGTGAAACTCCGCGGTCACCACCGTCATGATGCAGCCGAAGAGGAAGACGCGACCCATAACTGCCTTCCGCAGATCAGCGTCTTGGTGTGTCCAGTTCACGCTCATGACCATCAGGCCGAGCGCGGCTATGTCGGCGCCGAGGTTGGAGCTGAGGGTGGCGATGCCGTTGCGGTGGAGGAACGCATCAGTGGCCGTTGCGATGGCGGGGATTGCTGCAGCCGCGCTGATGAAGCAGCCGGTGAAGGCCGCTATCCGTGCGTAGCGCGCGATGTAGAAGGCTTCTTCGCGGGCAGGCCGGGAGGAGACTGCCAGGTAGGTGGCGGAGCTGAGCACGATGAGTATGGCGCACGCACCGAATATGAGGCCGACCACGTTCAATGTCCTTCCAGGTCATCCGCTGCCCTCTGAGCGGCTTCGTTCAAACTCAGCCGGCGACGTGGGCGGCCCTCTCGGGGCTGGTCGACGCCGGGGGGAGGCGAGGGGATTGGGGGGACGTCTTCGGCCAGCCCTCGCCGTGCACGGATCTGCTGGAGCTTGATGGTGATTTCAACAAGGTCCTGCACCTCAAGCCCCTGCATTAAACGCAGCACTTCCCGAGCTTCGGGGTGCTGCATGTACACGGTGAGCGCCGCGAGGTCGTCCCACTCCTGCCCGGGGAGCAGGAACGCTGACGGAACATCAAGGGCTTGAGCGAGAGCGGTGATCGTAGCTGACGTGGGATTGCTGCTGCTTCCGTTCATCAGGCCGTTGACCTGGCCATGCGACAGCAAGGGCTTGCGTTGTCCCGGTTGTGCAGTGGCGAGATGGATATCCCGGGCGCTCGGGATGAACCCGTCCGGGCCGCGGCGCAGGCGCAGGATTGCAAGCAGCTTCGAGGCCAGGCTCATCGGTCGGCGCTGGTTGCTGCTGTCTGCCATCTTCGCCATCCCCGCCTGTGTCATCTGCTCGCCGCCGGCAACTGACCGGTAGCGATCGGCCGGCCTTCAACATACCCTCCATGTCGGGGTTATAAGGTTTGTTGGACAGTTTCCTTGAGGGGGCGCCGGGGTGGGCGGCGAACACCGAGCGGCGTCTCCTGCCCATCCGCTGGAGCGGGCTGTCGAGGAAGTCATGTCTGGACGGGTGAAGGCGGTACGCATGCGTGCCGTTCACGGGAGGAATCACATGTCCGAAATCGACGAGCGGCGCATCGCGGAGCTGGCCGAGCGGCCCGCGCGTGTACTCGGGGGCGGGACGGAAGCGGCGGCCCGTCAAGAAGCTCGCAGAGTCCTGGAGTGGCAGGCCGGGATGCGTGGCTTGGGGCGGGGTGAGGGGGGAGGGGAGGGCTGCAGGAGCAGTTGAACTGGTGGGCGACGCCGCGCCCTGGTTCTTCAAGATAGGTGACATTGTTGATTCCCTGTTGTACGTTCTGGGATGTCGAGGCGGGCCCGGCAGGCCGCAGGGGCTCGCGCCGACGGCGCTGCGTAGGCGGCGTCCTTCCCTACTCCTCGCGGGTGGCCGACCCCCCGCGCCCCGCCCGCGAGGAGCTGGCCGCGTCGGTGCGGTCGTTGGGGTGCGTTGATGGGAACGGAGCCCGTCACGGTGATCACCGTGACGGGCTCCGTTGGCATTCGCACGCCGACCGCTTGCTGTCGAGTTGGCGCCCCCTGCTCGGCCGTGCATATTCCGGACGGGAATTCACGGGAAAGGGATTCTCGAAAACAAAAAGGAATTCTCACTTGAATTAGAGGTATTTGCCATTAAGATATAAGTGTAAGAACAAAGGGAAATCCCAAAAGGACGGGAATTCTCGAACGAGAAAGGCGCAGGGGAATGTACGTTGACCTCCGTATCGACCAGATCACGCCCAACCCGGACCAGCCGCGTAAGTTCTTCGACGAGGACGCCCATAGGGAGCTGACCCAGAGCATCCAGGAGAATGGCCTCCTCCAGCCCGTCGTCGTCCGGGCCGTCGAGGACGAAGAAGCCCCCCACATGATCGTGGCCGGCGAGCGACGCTGGAGGGCCTGCAAGGCGGCCGGGTTGACCGTCGTCCCGGCCCGCATCCTCGAAGGCATCGACGAGGAGAAGGCATTCGTCCTCTCCATCTCGGAGAACGTCAACCGGGCCGACATGACCATCATGGAAGAGGCCGGCGCCTATGCCGACCTCGTCGCCCTGGGCTGGAAGGCCGACGGCATTGCCAAGACCTTCGGCAAGACCAAGACCCACATCGACTGGCGGCTGGGCCTGCTCACTCTGCGCCCGGAGGTCGCCGAGTGGGTCAACGAGGGCAAGATCAAGCCCAACCTGTCCTGGCACATCGCCCAGCTCTCCCCGGGTAACCAGATGGTCGCGGCCACCCGCTACCTGCGCGGCGACTTTGACACCGAGGCTGACGCCACCAACTTCGCCCAGGGCCTGCGCATGGCCGAGCAGCAGACCTCCCTGGTCTCCGAAAAGGAGCCCACCGCCGAGGAGAAGGAGGAGCGGCAGAAGGCCAAGACCAAGACCACCGACAAGCTCGGCAGGGTCGAGGAGGTCGTCATGCCTTTGCTGGAGGAGCTGACGAAGTCCAAGCCCGAGGAGCTGGCCGACATTCTCGGCACGGACCTCGGCCGCTATGTCCGTCAGATCGACCGACTCGCCAGCCAGGTCACCCTGGCCCGCCGCATCCTCCGCCAGGCCAACGGCATCGCCGAGGCCCGTAAGGTCGCCTGGGATACCGCGGTAGCCGAAGTCCAGAAGGAGAAGGCCCAGGCCGAGCCGGCTGAGACTGAGGCGAGGAAGGCCGAGCTCGAAAGCGGGAAGGCCCCGGAGGTCAAGCAGGTCGAGGAGGTCAAGCCCCCGGCGAAGAAGGCCGCAGCCAAGCCGCGGCCGACCGGTACCAGGGCGCGCGTGGCGGCCAAGGGCTCCGGCAAGGTGTCTGCCCAGAAGAAGGCGGAGCCCGAGAGTGAGACGACTAAGACGGCGGCCGTGACGGCGAAGTGAGGTCGGAGGGGCCTGGCTTGGGCTGGGTCCCTCTTCACTCCTTCCCTCTCCACCCCTCCCCTCCCCTCCTCACCCCTCTCCACCCCTCTCCACCCCACTCCACTCCACCCCACTCCACTCCACCCCACTCCACCCCACTCCACTCCACTCCACTCCTCCCTCTACCTCCCCCCTCTGTCTCCCCTTTTCCTTTCTTTCATTTTCTGAAATCAATTAGGTAATTACCTTGAATTGGTGGGCATTTTGGATATGATGAAGATAACAAAAGGCCGGATATCCAAAATCCGGACACAGGTTTCTTAATTCAATAGAGGAAAAGGAGAGGTGGATGTTTGACATCACCATCCCTGCGGAACCGTTCCTGGATGAGATCCGGGGCATCCTCGGTCTTTCTCGGGGAACGCACCCCACCTCGGAAGAGGTCAGTGAGCACCTCCACGAGTTGGCAGGTGTGGTTGACCACACCTGCATCATGAAACTGACGGAGCCCGGTGTGATCAACAGGGCCGCACTCGCCTTCCGGAACTACGACCAAGCCATGTACGGCACTCCTGAGGAGGGTCTGAAGTTCATCGAAACCGCCCGTGACCTTCTCATTGAATGGAAGGACTCGCAGAAGTAGAGCCAAAACCCTCCCCGTCCGGGGAGGGTTTTCGGCTGGGGTGTTCCCTTCAGGCCAGGCCGTTTGGTGACCTTCCTCTATCTATCAGGCAGGGGTGCGGCTCCTGTGGCGGCGCGCGAGCGCCAGCATTTAATGCACTCAAGTCCACTCCGAAATTCGGGGAATTAATTCCCGGTAAATGTGTACCAGGTCTCCGAATTCCACTAAGATTATAAATGTCAAGCAAGAAAGACTTCTCAATTCAATAGTGGAAAAGAGGGTAAAGGGAATGGGTAACTCTCAACTGGACTGGGGTCTGGCATCGGCTCACCCGGGCATCCGGACGTTCACCGACTTCCTCTCGTACCTCATGTGTGAGGCTCGGGACAGGATCCCCGGACCGGCATCAGAGTTCATCACCGAGATTGAGGACACCACGGCCTCCCAATTTGCCAGTGAGTGCAACAGGGTCCTGCGCGTGACGGCCGAGTTCCCGAACAGTGAACCCCAGGTCTTCGACATCTCGATCAACCTGGCACACCCCACGGACAGGAAGGCCGGCCCCCAGGACTAAGCCTCACCGGTCGGACCGGACCTCGGGTCCGGTCCGACCCTCACTCCCTGGCAGGGGGAAGGGGTGGACCGGGCCTGCCAGCCACCATCATCACGCGCCCGCGGCAGGTCGCGGGCGCAGCACGAAAGGAACAGCTGCTTGCTGACTCTCTTCACCAACCGCTACCAGGCATTCCAGCCCTCGCAGGGGGTGCCGGTGCGTATCACGCTGGGCGCTCCCCGTTTCAAGCTCCCCTACTCCCTCACCCACGCAGTGAGGGAGCTCGCACCGCGTAGGGACTACTTCTCCAAGCCTCTCGCCGAGTTCACCGCGGCCTACCGCGCGGATCTGGATGCCTTCGGTGCTGCGTGGATCGCTGAGAGGCTGACCGCAATCTCCAAGGGGCAGGGAGACCATCGGCTGGTCCTCCTCTGCTTTGAGGACCTGTCCGATCCGGCGCAGTGGTGCCACAGGAGCATCTTCGCTGCCTGGTGGAAGGATGTGACCGGCGACGAAGTGCGGGAGCTGGGGCCGCGGGCCGACCGCTACGAGCAAACTACGTTGCTGTGAAGCGCACTTCGCGCGACGAGATGAGAGGAGCGAACAGGGTGGGGAACCTGAGCGAAGTGGAGCCCGGCACCAACATCCGGGTCCGTTTCCAAGGGCACGAGGACATCGCGGACGGCGTCTACGACGCCCAGGTGGACTTCGTCTTCGACGACCACCTCATGGTCTGGGTCGCAGCCGGCAACGAAGACGGCTTCGCCGTAGCCGTGATGAAAGTCGACGAGGAGGGTGTGTGGTGCTGGAGTAAGCGCCCCACGACCTGATGCCGACCCGGTAATCACCCAAGGCGATCCACCCGCGAAAGATAGATGACATTATTTCAAGGGGCTGCGCGCTCCTTGTGTTAGGTTCCAGCGCAGCGCCCGGTCCGGCACCCGCCCGGCCGGGCGTTGTCGTGTCGGCAGGAGGCGAGAGATGTTCCAGGGCACCATCCCCGGCCCCATGCGGGCTATCGTCCGTGAGGCGGCGGGAAGTTGGCCGCGCGGTCCGGTCTACGTCCCGTGCTGCGGAAACTTCACCATCGAACGATCCCTGGCCGGCATGGGCTTCGCCCTCCACTCCTCCGACGTATCCATCTACACCACGGCCATAGGTCGTTGGCTCACAGGGCAGCTCGCCGGCATCCGGCTCAGCGAAGAGAGCGTGGGCCAACTTGGTTGGCTGGACACCTCGTTGGATGACGGCATCGGCACCGTCGCCACGCTCATGCTCGGCACGCGGTTTCTCGCCAGCGTCGGTCGCGAAGGGCTGTGGCACGAGCGGGTCGTGCGCTCCTACCGCGACCAGTGGAAGGTCAAGCACGCCGAGACCGTCGAGCGGCTGTCCCGCGCTGACGTGGCGCTGGCCTCCTACGAGGTTGAAGACGTGCGTTCCTGGCTCCAGAAGGTCCCACGCGACGCTCCGGTGTGCTCCTTTCCTCCCTTCTACGGCGGCGGGTACGAGAAGCTGTACGAGCCGCTTGAGGCTCACTTCACCTGGGACGCGCCCGAGTACGATCCGCTGTCCGACGACGACGTGGTCAGCGTGCTTGGTGCGATCACGGACCGGCCGTACTGGCTGACGGCCTCCAACCACGACGTGCCCGAACTTCAGCGGTACCTGCGCGGCGTGATCAAGGCGACGCCGAGGGCCGCCCCGTTCTACGTGTACGCCAGCGAGGCACCGACGCGGATCGTTGCTCCCCGGCAGCCGATCGAGCCGGTCAAGGCTCCTCGGCTGCGGCGCGGCGAGGAGCTGGCCGGGCCGCTGTCGCTGGCACTGCTGAAGTCGGGCCAGTTCAACGCGCTGCGCTCCCGGTACCTCAACCCGCGCATCGCACCGGGCGCGGCGAACCTGGCCGTCGCGGTCAAGGACGGCACCGGCCGGATCCTGGGGGTGTTCGCGATGTCGCCCAGCAGCTACACGCCCGATGAGGCGTACCTGCTGTCGGACTTCGCGGTCGCGCCGACGGACTACCCGCGGTTGTCGAAGCTGATCGTGCTCGCGGCCACGTCCAGTGAGGCACAGCTGCTGTGCCAGCGGGCGTTCTCGCGCCGGATCCGGGCGGTGTCCACCACGGCGTTCAGCAACAACGCGGTGTCGATGAAGTACCGCGGGCTGCTGCGGCTGACGAAGCGCGGCCCGTCGAACGAGGACGGCTGGAAGTTCCAGCTCCAGTACCAGGGGCCCATGGGTGAACACACGCTCGCTCAGGCCCTGGAGACGTGGGCGAAGCGGTGGGGCGCCCGAGCCACGACGACGCAGACGGGAGTCTGACCATGGAGGAGACGACGCAGCTTGCCCCGCCGCAGATGGTGGAGGGCGACCCGCGGACACTGACGCTGCTGGACGTGAACGCCAGGTTCCTGCCGCACGAGCAGTTCCGGCAGCTGGTGGCGAACATCCACCGTGACGGGTGCCTGACCTCGACGCCGCTGGTGTGGAACGACGCCGACAGTGGGCGCCTAGTTGTGCTGTCCGGCAACCACCGCACCCTCGCGGCGATCGAGGCCGGCCTGAAGACGATCTGGTGGATGCAGATCGACGAGCCGCTGCCCCGCCAGCGGCAGATCGCGCTCCAGCTCTCGCACAACGCCATCGCGGGCCAGGATGATCCGGCGATCCTCAAGGAGCTGTACGACGAGCTGGAATCGGTGGAGTGGCGCCAGTACACGGGCCTGGACGACAAGGCCCTGGACCTGCTGGAGAAGGTAGACGTCTCCAGCCTCGGCGAAGCGAACCTCGACTTCGCCAGCGTGCAGCTGATGTTCCTGCCCGACGAGCTGGAGCGCGCCGAGGCAGCGTTCGACGCCGCGCGCTCCACCGCCGCAGCGGACCAACGGTGGCTCGCGGGCCTGGCCCAGTACGAGCCGGCGCTCGATGCGCTGGAGACCTCCCGGGCCGCATACAAGATCGGCAACAGCGCCACGGCGCTCGGCGTGATCCTCGCCGTGTTCGAGCGGCACCTGGCCGAGCTGGCCGACGGCTGGTTCGACGGCAGCACCGGTGAGGCGCACCGCGGCGGTACGGCCCCGCTGGAGACGGTGTTCGGCGCACGGGAGATACCGGTGGAGACCGCGGCGGCGGTCCGGGCCGTGATCGACCGGATGGTGAAGGACGGCAGCGTGCCGGAGAACGAGCCGTGGCGCGCCCTGGACATCCTCGCTGCCCGGCAGGACTGACAGGGCCGTTGGCCAGGAGGTGAGCGGTGGCCGAGGCCCCCGTGGAGCCCTGGGAGCGGCAGAGCGGTGAGTCCCCCCAGGCGTTCGAGGCTTTCGCCGCGTACCGCGATCTTGGGCCCGCGCGGAGTATCACGAAGGTAGCCCAGGAGTTGGGCAAATCCCGTCCGCTGTTGAGCCGCTGGTCGAGGCAGTACGCGTGGGTGATGCGCGCTGCGGCCTACGACCGGGAGCAGGACCGGCTGTTCGTCGCCGAGCAGCAGCAGGCGCGGCGCGACATCGCCCGTCGGCACGCCAAGCTCGCTCAAGCGTTCCTCGGCAAGGCGGTCGCGCGGCTCCAGGGGCTGGATCCACGGGAGCTGACGCCAGGTGAGCTGCTGCGCTACTTCCAGGTCGCCGCCGACATCGAACGCCGCGCCGCCGGTGAGGGGTTGGCGGGTGCTGCTGCGCTCGATGAGGCGGAGGGGACGGATCTTGCGGCGTTGAGTGACGAGGACCGTAAGGCCCGGATGGAGCAACTGCGTCGTGAGCTGGAGCGGCGCCTGACGGAGGAGGCTCGGTGAGTGGCGGGTGGGCGAAGCGCCGGTTGGTCCAGGGCCTGGCTGACCCAGGCGTGATGAGCCTGGAGCAGCTGAAGGCCGAGGTCGCAGCCCTGGTGCGGGCTGATGATGTGTCGGCGCGGCGGTGGGCGTGTGAGCTGCCCGGCTGTGACGGGCTGCCGCATGAGGGGTGGTTGCATCATCATGCGCGGGCGGCGCAGCGGCAGCCGGCGTGGCTGTGGACGGTGTGGATGCTGCTCACCGGTCGTGGGTGGGGGAAGTCGCGGACGGCGGCGGAGGCGGTGCGGGAGTGGGCGCGGACGCCGGGGTTGCAGATCGCGGTGGTGGCGAAGAACGCGACGCTGGTGCGGGACATCTGCTTCGACTCGCCGAAGTCCGGGCTGCTGTCGGTGTTCCCGCCCGAGGAGGTGGCGAAGTACAACTCGTCGCTGGGTGAGACGACGCTGCGGCTGCGGAACGGCACGCTGATCCGTGGGTTCGGTGCGGAGACGCCGGACAACTTGCGTGGCTGGGCGTTCGACAAGGCGTGGTGCGACGAGTACGCGGCCTGGTCGCGGCACACGGCGCAGGAGGTCTACGACATGCTGTGGTTCTGCCTGCGCGAGGCGGATACCCCGCAGGTCGTTGTCTCGACGACGCCGAAGCCGCTGCCGCATGTGAAGCGGCTGGTGGAGCGCGGCCGGGCGCAGGAGAAGGCACACCGGGAGGGCGGGGAGCCGCCGCGGGTGGTGCTGACGCGGGGGCACATGCGGGAGAACGACGCGAACCTCAGTCCGGCGGCGCGGGAGGAGCTGGAGGAGGAGTACGCCGGCACCCGGCTCGGGCGGCAGGAGCTGTCGGGCGAGCTGCTGGAGGACGTCGAGGGCGCGTTGTGGCAGGGCTGGATGCTGGAGGTCGAAGGGTTCCGGCCGCGGCTGGAGCACCTGCCGGACTTGCAGCGCCTGGTGGTGGCGGTGGATCCGGCGACGAAGTCGCATGAGGACGCGGACATGACGGCGTTCACCGTGGCCGGGCGCGGGTACCCGGTGGAGTCGATGTTCGGTGATGACCGGCCGCGCGGTTACGTGCTGCATTGCGAGCAGGGTCGGTTCACGCCGACGCGGGCGATGAAGCGGGCCGCGGAGCTGTATCACGAGCACCGGGCGGACTGCGTGGTCATCGAGGCGAACAACGGTGGCGACTACCTGCCGGCGCTGCTGGAGCAGGTTGATCCGACGGTGAATTGGCGGATCGTTCATGCGACGCGGGGGAAGCGGGCGCGGGCTGCGCCGGTGGCGCAGCTGTATGAGCAGGTTCGGGTGCATCACGTGGGGGCTGCGCGGGGGTTCGCGGAGCTGGAGGAGCAGATGACGACGTTCGTCGGCCAGGGGGAGACGGAGGACTCGCCGGACCTGCTGGATTCGGCGGTGTGGGCGCTGTGGGATCTGTTCCTGGATCCGGCGATGCCGCCTCCACGGCGGGGCGTGGATCGGCGCTTGGGTGGGCGGCGGTAAGGGCTGCTGGTTGGCGAGTTTCGGAAAAAGGGAATTCAAGGCGGGTAATTAATTCAATTTAATTTCGGGTAACCCTGGAATCTGAATTCCCGGTCCCCTAGGATTTAATTACAAGAAATCGGGAAAAATAAATCTCCCGGATCTTTCTTAAAAGAATAGGGGAATCCCATGGACTTCACCACGGCCCTCAAGGTCCTGGAAGGAATCCAGGAGGAAATCAAGAGGGCGATTGAGGCCCGGGAAAAGGGCGGGCACCACGACTGGGTCAAGTACTCCAAGGTCCGGATCTACCTCGGGGAACTCACGGAAGACTCGGTCCCCCAGGTCCTGGACGGGGACGCCTCCACGGTCTGGGTCACGGCGGTGGGCGACTCGGAGCAGTTGCTTCCGGAATACGTACTGAAGGAAGACGACTCCTTGAGGTATTGCGAAGAGCAGGCGAAGCGGGAACTCGGGTTGAAGTAGGAGCGTGGCAGAGCCGGGCCCGGCGGCCGGAAGGTCGCCGGGCCCGGCGGCGCCACAGCATGGGATCGGAAATCTAGGGGGTATTCAGGAATGGGTAAGTACAGTCTCCCCAACCCGGAACCGGGCAACGCGTATGCCTGTCTGGAACGGTTCGCGGACGCGTTGAGGGAAATGCTAAGCGCAGAGGGAGGGGAGCTAGTGGACGGGGCAGACGTCGAGATCATCGAGCCCGACCTTCTGAACAAGCCCGGGCTCCGCTGCATCAGGTTCGTCCCCCACGGGGCCAACCGGACCAGGACCGAAGACGGTCAGGAGCAGTTCCACCACTTCAACATCTACGTGGAACTGGAGGCGTTCACCCCCAGGGCGGGTTCCTGAACAGAGTGGCGGAAGGCCGGTCCCGGACGACGAAGAGTCGGACGGGACCGGCCTTCTTCGTGTCGAGTTGCGCAGTGGCGGCCGATAGGGTGGCGGGCGGCGTGGGGCCGAGTGCCGGGAGGGCATGGTGGGCCTGCGCCAATTCGTGATCGACGCGTGGTCGTGGCTGAACTACAAGCCGGTGATGGCCGATGCCGGCCGACCGGGGAACCGGGCGTTTCCGGAGCTGGCGGCGTCGTGGTTGCCGCCGCAGGAGATGCGGCGGTTGGCGGCGTACAAGGTGCTGGCGGCCTACGACAACAACCAGGCCGGGCAACTGGCGGACGACGCCGATTCCGCCGCAGACCGGCGGGAGTTGGGAGATGCCGCCAAGGTCGTGGACACGGCGCTGGGGTACCTCCTGGGTTCGGAGCAGAAGGTCACGGTGGAGGGTGCTGAGCACGCCGAGGGCGAGGTGCCGCGGCCGGGGGCTGCGGAGGCCGCCGCGGTGCAGGAGCGCCTTCGGCAGTGGGGCACGAAGGAGCTGCTGACGCTGCGGATCCAGCAGGCCGAACGGTCCGCTGTGCTGCTGGGAGACAGCGTCTATGCGCTGGCGTGGGACCCGGTCAAGCAGCGGCCGACGCTGAGGGTGTACGACCCGGGCTTCTACTTCCCGCAGTGGGACGACGACCAGGACCAGGACTTTCCGACGCGGGTGCATCTGGCGTGGGAGCTGCCGGAGGATCCCGAGTTGGGGCTGAAGGCGCGGGTGCGGCGGGTGACGTACGAGCTAGGGCCGATCGCCGAGGACGACGCGAGCGTGGTGCGGGAGTACCCGTGGGAGCCGGGCCAGCCGTCGCGGATGACGTGCTTCCTGACGGACGGGGAATGGCTGCTGGAGGACCTGGGGCGGGGGCAGACGCTGGACCGGTTGCCGATGGACAAGGCCGCCTTCCGGGTACGGCCTGACGGCACGGAGCTGAACCGGCTCGACTTGTGGATCGACTTCGTGCCGGTCATCCACATCGCGAACACGATCCCGCACGGCGGGGAGCACTGGGGGCAGCCGGTCATCGCGAAGGTGCTCCAGGGCCTGGACGAACTGGCGGCCACCGATTCGGACAGCGCGGCTGCATCGGCGACGACAGGGACGCCGATCATCGGGCTGGCGGGGGCGCGGCTGCCCGTGGACCGCGCGACGGGCAGGCCGGTGCAGCTGACGGTGGAAGCCGGCGCGGTGTGGCAACTGGGGGATTCCGGGCGGATGGACGCCCTGGACACCTCGCCGCAGCTGGCCGAACTCCGGGCGCGGGTGGAGCACCTGCTGGACAGGATCGCCTCCAACTCGCGTATCACATCAGCAGGGTTGGGGACGCTGGACGCTTCGCAGGTGCCGTCGGGGTACGCGCTGAAGCTGGCGCTGGGGCCGCTGGATGCGCTGGTGGGGGCGATGCGGCTGGCCAGGGAGCACAAGTACCAGCTGCTGCTGAAGATGGTGCAGCGGCTCTACCAGGCCGGGCGCGCCGACGGGTGGCCAATGGGCGAGTCGCTTCCCGCGCGGTTGGTGTGGGCGCCCCATGCGCCCACCGACCGAGCGGCGGTGCTGGATGAGGTCACCCAGGCGTACGGGGCGGGGGTGCTGTCGTTGGAGACCGCGGTGGCGATGCTGGGGGAGGCGGGCTACCCGATACAGGATGCGGCCGAGGAGGTAGCGCGGATCCGCCAGAGCGCGCAGCAGGAGTCGCAGGTGCGGATGGAGGAGGCGGCAGCAGCACGAGGTGGCGGGCGCGAGGGGCAGCCGCAGGAGGCGGCAGCCGGTAGCGGGGCGGAGGCTGCTGGACAGGAGAAGGCAGGCGGGTTCGGTTTTGGTGCCGGGGCGCTGGGGCAGCGGTGAGTGGGCCGCATTCCGGGTTCGGCTCTGGGTGCGTGGTCGGCGGTGTGGGCGCAGGCTGGCGGTATGGCTGCTCCGATCGTCGTACATGCGCCGTTGCCGACGGGAGGCCGCCGCGTGACGGCCGACGGGCAGCCCCTTGGCCTGGCACGCAACGTCGCTGACCTGCTCGAATTCCTGCGTCGCGCCGGTCTCGATCCGGAGGATGTGCGGCTGGAGGACCCCAGCTTGATCGAATGGCGCGGCGGTGGCCCGGAGGTATGGGACGCCGGGGGGAGCTGAGGTTATCCACAGGGCTCCCGTGCCTGCGTGGCTGCGTTCTACCGTGACGGATCAGTCGATCACGGGGGGGCGCGGTGTACGGGATGGTGTTCGAGGAGCTGGCTGTCGAGGTCATGGCCGACCTGCCGACCGACATGGCGCGGTACGAAGTGCTGGCCCTGATCGAGCGGGTGCGTTTGGATCCGACGGCATGGCCGGACGTGCGGGATGTGGGGTCCGTTGAGGAGATCCGTGAGGCGTTCGGTCCGCTGTGCTGGGTGCAGTACACGCCGCATGCGGGCGCGATTGAGGTGCGCGAGATCGGGTGGGCTGGTTGACGTGGGAGCGATGTCGCGCCTCGCGCGTGCTGGTACCTACTCCTTACCGCGATCGAGGGCGATGCTCTTGCCCCCCTCCCTGTCAGGTTCTCCGATCAGGCTGCCCGGTCGGGGTCATCGATCCCCACGCGGACGAGGAGCTCCTGCATCAACGTCCGGCCGGTGGGGAGCACCCCCAGATCCGGGGTCCAGCAGTGGCCGGCAGAGCAGGTGATCTCGGCCGGGCTTTCCCAGGTGCCCCGTGCCGTCAGGTCGCGGTCAGCCCCGCACTCTGGGCACTTGATGAGCGTCGTGACGGGAGGGAGCGGGGGTTCCCCGGCCTCGAAATAAGTGCCGTCGGCTTCAACGGCGTTATCGAAGAATTGCTCCATCCTGGCGTCGGACTCGTCGCCGGTCGACATCGTGATGGGCCCGCCGACCGTCACCTCGTAGGTCATGATGTGTCCCTCTCCCGCCTGCGCCGACGTTCTCATGGGTGAGCCTCTCCACTCGTACACGCCGCGTCAACTCACCTTGCCGGACGCCGACCGCAGCAGCGCCGCAGCAGGGCCCGCCGAATGCCTTGTGGGCTGCTCTTTCGGATGCCGTAGCGTCAGGCGGAACGCGGCGATGGAGGCGGGATGGTCACGGGGTGGGAGCAGCAGCACAAGGAGATCCTCGGAGAGGATCCTTGGGCCCGCGTGCAACGACTGGCCTGGCAGCTCACGGAACGCCGGATCGGGTACTCCGCAGGCGACGTGGACGCCTATGAAGCCGGTGAGCACACGCCTGAAGCGGCGGCCGAACGTCGGCGCAGCTGGCTGCCAGCCTCTCGACTGCTGGCGTTGGCCCTGTGGAGGGCAGGGCGCGAGGCTGGCCTACTTGTCGACGATGTTCCCGTGCAGCGGGCGCTGTGGTGGTTGGGCGGAGCCCGCGCCGGCGACCTTTTCGCCCGACCGCTTCCTTCTTGGGATGTCGGAGTCGTCGGCAATTGGTCTCGCGTCCAGGAGCAGTACATGGTGATGGAGGACGCCGCGCGGGACGTTGTGGCCTGGCACGCAATGGCTGAGGCCGCTGAGTCGCGGCCGTACGCGGATAGCGATAACACCATGCCTCTACCAGCGATGCTGCTCGGCACTCGCTGTCGCGCCATCGCCGCCGGGCCGTATCAGGACGGAAAGCCTCCCCGTTGGCAAACCGCAGTGAACTTCGCATCCGAACGCCTCGACGCAGCGTTCGTCGGACTGCGGTCTGGACTCTGGCAGCCCGACCTCGATGTCCGCGAGGCCGCTGGCGCCCTCCACCTCACGCTGGCCGCGGGACCGGACCTTGAATCCCCGCCGCTGCCGGATGGCTACTCAGGCCCTCTCTGGATCCAGCGACTCATCCACGCCGAGCACGTTCACGCAACGATCCGGTCGGTGCTTAACCACTACGGCAGCAAGGCGGGTCTGGCGGCACAAGCCCCCCTCGGCTACGCGCTGAGAGCGACGCTGGCCGCCCTCGTCGGATGTCTGCCGACCGCGCAAGAGCTGGAACGGCTGTGGGCGCATCGCGGCGGGACGGTAGGGCAGTGGGAACGTGCGCACGTGCCGCGGGCGCTGCGCCAGCACGTGATGGCGCTTGAAAAGCTCATCAGCGAGTTGTGTTCCCTCGCCGAGTTGCTCGTCGATCCCGACGCGCGGTACTGACCACGGAGACGGACGCAGGCGAACCGCGGCACGGGCAGGTGGCACACGAGCACGCCCGGTCGCCGATGCCGGCAACGGCTCTACTGGTGAGTGTTGTTGGCGGGTATTTGAGTGGGCGATAGTGCAGGTGTTCGTCGCTGGCTACACTGATCGCCAGCGCGGGGGCGCGCACCTGAGGAGAAAGATGGTCCGGTCCCTGCCATCCCGCCGCCCTGTTGGGTATCGCCGCGATGGGCGGCCGATTTTCCCGGTTCTCGGGGCCTCGCCGGAGGACGAGACAAACGACCAGCTCGATGACGCGACGGAAGCCGCCGTCCAGGATCAGCAGGTGACGGTCACCCAGGAGCGTCTGGGGAAGTTGCTGACGCGTGAGAAGGCGCAGGGTGAACGCGCCGCAATCAAACGGCTGTTGGCGTCACTGGGATTTGAAAGTCCGAAGGCGTTGACGGAGTTCGTTACCGTGCAGCGTGAGGCCGAGCAGGCCGCCTTGTCGGAGATTGAGCGCCGGGAACAGGCGGCTGCCGAGAGGGAGTTGCAGGCAGCTCGTCGCGAGGAGCTGGCGGCGCAGCGGGAGCAGGCGGCGCTGCGCCGGGCGGCCTTGGTCGCGTTGGGTGCCTCGGGTGAGGATCTGGTGGACGCCGAACGGCTGCTGGCCACGGACGACGAGGACGCGGACGAGGCGCAGATCCAGGCCGCGGCCGAGGCACTGCGGGCTCGGCGCCCGGAGCTGTTCGGCGACGTGCGGGGACCGGTGGCGGCGGCTCCTGCTGGGGCTCCGGTGGGGCGCGGGCCGTCGCGGACGACGCCGGCGCAGCGGCCGGGCTCGGCGGGGCTGGAGATGGCCCGTCGCCGCGGCCTGCTGCGTGAGTCCGGCGAGGCACGCTGAGTGACTCGGTCGGCTGTAGCTGGTGGGGACCACGCCCCTTCGACTTCGTGGACGGCATCGCCTCGGCGGTGCGCGGAAGGCAACCGCAATCGTCCATGGAGACACGAGTATGTCCATTCAGCCCGTTTCGACGTCCGAGTACACGACCGCCAACCGTGAATGGCTGGCGTCCCTGCACGGCACGGATTCGACCGACACGATCACCCTCGACCTGAACCTGTTCACCGAGGGCGTGCACTACCAGTGCGGTGAGTGCGACCAGCCGTACGGCCGGGTGTTCTCCGGTGTGCCGGTCGGCAAGGTGAGTGAGTCGGGCCTGTACGGCCCGTACGACCCGGAGGCGCACTGCGGCCGTCAGGTGCTGCGCGGTTTCGTGTTCGCGGAGGCGCCGTTCGCGCCGGGGCAGACGCGGGTGCCGGCGGCGCTGCTGTGGCACGGCGCGGTGAAGGCGTCGAAGGTGCCCGGCGGGATCGACGTGTCGCAGCTTGCGTGGCACCCGCGGGCCGCGCTGATCCGCTTCGTGTGACGGGGTGGTGAGCTGTGACGATTCAGGACCTGTTGAAGGACGTCCAGGCTGTTGATCTGACGACGTTCGCCCGTGCTGTCCCCTCCCCGAAGGACTTCCTGCTCACGCAGAGCATCTTCCCGACGCTGGAGCTGAATGAGGTCAAGTGGCGGATCAAGGACTCTGGTCGCTACGTGAACGCGGCGAAGTACAGGGCATTCGACTCCTCGGTGCCGTTCGCGACCCGTGAGGCGTGGCAGACCTCCCGTGAGGGCGCGCTGCCGGCGCTCGGGCAGAAGCTGGTGGTCGGTGAGCAGGAGCAGATCTTGCTGGAAGCCTCGCGCGGCGCCGATGAGGACCGGCTGATCAACCTGCTCTACGACGACGTCGAGCGGCACGTGGAAGCCATCCGTTCCCGGCTGGAGCTGGCGGCCGGTGATGTGCTGGTGGACGGGAAGTTCTCGCTGGTGCAGGAGAACGGGCTGACGCTGGAGGTGGACTGGAACGTCCCCGCGGCGAACATGCCGGTCGCCGCCCGCCCCTGGTCGGACCCGGCCTCGGACCCGATTGCCGATGAGCTGCGGTGGATCCAGCACCTGGACGACATCGGCGCGCCGGAGCCGGAGATGGTGCTCACCAGCCGGAAGGCGTTCAGCTTCCTGGCCGCGAACAACGCCTACCGCGCGGCGTACTACGGCTCGGTGAACCCCTCGACGACGCCCACGGCGACGCTCACACCGCAGCAGATCAACGTGGTGCGCGGCAACTACAGCCTGCCGCCGGTGACGTTCTACAAGGCGCAGGTGCGGGTGGATGGCACGCCGCGCAAGGTGCTGCCGGAGGACCGGTGGGTGTTGGTGCCGCCGGATCGGGAGAAGTGGGCGCAGACGATGTTCGGCGTGACCGCGGAGGGCCTGGTGCTCTCCCGCGGCTCCAATCCGGAGATCGTGCGGGAGGACGCACCGGGGATCATCATCACCCGCGGGGTGCAGGATGACCCGGTGCAGATCTGGACCAAGGGCGCCGCCGTCGGCATGCCGGTGATGCACACCCCGGACGCGCACGTCGTGGCGAAGGTGCTGTGATGCCGGTGCGCCATCTGATCGCTGCCGTGTATGTCCAGGACCCGACGAGCCGGGAGGTGCTGATCCTGCTGCCGGGCGAGAGTCCGGCACCGGAGATCGCCGCGCTGATCACGAACCCGGACGCCTGGGATGAGCCTCCGCCGCCAGTTGAGACGGAGGTGGTCGAAGTCCACGAAGTGGAGGCCACCATCAGCCGGTCGGAGGCGGAGACCACCGTGGAGGAGCTGACGGCGGCCGACGGGGGCGGGACGAAGAAGGCGCCGCCGCGGCGGCCCCGGTCATCCGGATCGTCGTGATCGCTCGTACGGCCCGACACCCAGGCGCGCCTGCGGTGCCGGGCCGTCCTCGTCGTGGTGAAGGAGGTACCGGTGGACGAGTTCCAGCGGGCCTGGCTGATCGCCCAGCTCGGCCCGGATGCCGACCCGGCTGACTTGGAGCGCAGGTTCTTCCGCCTGGGGTCGGTGCGGGCGGTCGCCCTGGAGGTGCTGGGCGAGCGGCGCGCCAAGCTCCTCGCGGACCCGCTGAGGGTCACCGTCGATGGGGTGGTGACCATGGACCTGGCGGAGAACCTGCGCGGTATCGAGCGGCAGATCGACCAGGTTCGCCAGGCTCCCGCCCCCGACGATCCCGATGGGGAGGACGAGGGCGGCAACGTGTTGGGCGTGACGTGGATGACACCCGCCCGCCACTACCGGTAGGCGATCAGGCGGCGCGTGCTGGGAGCCGGTCTCGCCATTGCTCCAAGTCGGTGGTTGCCTGCCGGAGGTCCTGGATCAGCTGGTCCAGGACCTCGATGGTGGGGACCGGGATGTAGTCGCGCTCGGGCTGGCCCTGCTCGTTTTCCAGGCCCAGTTCAATGCGGGAGGGACTGCGCCCTTCGTCGGGGAGGTTGTAGTCCTCGCTGCAGACGGTGGTGAACGCGAACTGGAATCGTCCTCCGTCGACCATCGGGGGCAGCTTGACGGTGAGGGGGGCGGACTCGTGGATGATCGAGTCGGTCTCGGGGTTCTCGTCGGCGTGGTTCCCTGCACACCATTGCGGGCAGTTGCCACCGGTTACCGATAGTTTCCAGTCTTGCGCGTTCATAGTCCGAATTCTGCCACTCATCTGGAATGATCTATTCCGGGTGGGTGGCTGTCTTGAGGGGCGGTCGGCGTGGACGGCCGTTCGACTTGGTCGTCGAGACACTGCTCGGTGCGTTTTGCTTGTGGCACCTGGCTTCCGGGACTATGGCGGCATGGCCTCGTTGAAGCAGTTTGAGCCCGCGTCCGGCACCCGCGATTTCCTCGCCGTCGAGCATGAGAGGCGGGAACGCGCGTTCGCGACGATCCGGGAAGTGTTCGGCCGCTACGGCTTTCAGCCCCTCCAGACGCCGGCGTTCGAAAGGTTGGACGTCCTCACCGGCAAGTACGGCGATGAGGGCGACCAGCTGATCTTCAAAATCCTGAGGCGCGGCGAGCATGAGGCGACCGGCGAGGCCGACCTTGCTCTGCGCTACGACCTCACGGTCCCGCTGGCCCGCGCGGCGGCGGCCTACGGCAGTCAGCTGCCCTCCCCGTACAAGAGGTTCGCGATCGCGCCGGTGTGGAGGGCAGACCGTCCGGGCAAGGGACGCTTCCGCGAGTTCGTGCAGTGCGACCTGGACATCGTCGGGTCGTCCTCGCCGCTGTCCGACGCCGAGGTCGTCCTCGCCCTGCACGACGCGCTCGAAGCTCTGGGGGTGCCGGAGTTCCGGTTCCTGCTGAACTCCCGGCACGTCCTGTTCGGCCTGCTGGAGGCGTACGCGGTTCCCGAGGACCTGGGCTCCGGCGTGCTGATCACGCTCGACAAATTGGACAAGCTCTCCCCGGAGGCTGTCGTCGGCGAGCTGGTGACCAAGCGCGGGCTGGCGCAGGACGTGGCGCAGGGCCTGGTGGATGACCTGACCTCGCCGGACGCGGTCGAGCGGATCCGGGGTGAGCTGGCGTCCAGCGAGATGGGACAGGCAGGTCTGGCGGAGGTGGACCGGCTGCTGGAGCTGACCAAGGACGCGATCCCCGCCGAGCGGATCGCGTTCACGCCAAACCTGGTGCGCGGACTCGACTACTACACGGGGCTGATCTTCGAGGTCTCGGCGCCGGGCATGCCGGGATCGATCGCCTCCGGCGGCCGGTATGACGGGCTCATCGCCCGGCTCGGCGGCAAGGACTCCCCGGCCTGCGGCGGCTCGCTCGGCGTTGAGCGGATCCTTCCGCTGCTGGAGCAGGCCGACCAGGACGCCTACTCGCAGATCGACGTGGCTGTCACGGTCATGGGCGAGGACCTGTCGGCGGACAGCTTCCGGCTGGCGGCTGAAATCCGCCGGGCCGGGGTTCGAACCGGTGTTTACCTCGGGTCCAGTGGGAAGTTCGCCAAGCAGATGAAGTGGGCCAACGACCAGGGTGCCCGCTTCTGCGTGATCTACGGCCAGAGTGAGCGCGACGCCGGCACGGTCACGCTGCGGGACATGAACAGCGGCGAGCAGGTCCACGTCCCGCTCGATGAGGCTGCCGCGGAACTCGCGCGGCGGTGCGCACCATCCAGTTGACGCGCAGCGGGCCCTGTCCGCTGCCGACTTTCTTAGGAGGAGCGGATGGGAACGCAAGGCGACAAGATTTTCGCGGTGACGGCTGAGCGCGGGTTCCCCGACCCGTGGCTCAGCTTCGGCGACTCACTGTGTGACGAGGCCGCGCTGAGCACGGAGTTAACCCGCGCGATCAGCAGGGCCCGCAAGGAACCGTCGGCCGAGGCGCGTGCCGAGGTCGCGCGGGTCTTCGAGGCGAAGAAGGCAAACCTGCGGCGCTGCGCCGGGATCCTCGACCAGGTCCTGGGCGACTACGACGACTCGGGCATGTGGACGGTCCTGGATGAGCGGGCCGGAAGGCTCGATGTCGCGGACGTGCTGGAGACGTGGGCGCGCACGCAGGCGCTGCACCCGTTCCCTGTCGTGCTCAAGAGCCTGGAGTTCAACTGGGGCTACATGAAGGAGCACGGCGTCCGGGCGTTCTACGAGATGACCCGCGGCTATATCGCGCGGTTGAAGGAGAACACTGACCGCTGGCACGACGCCTGGGATGGCGAGGTCGAGACCGGGGTGGTGGACCGCATCACGTCCATCGAGTGCGACCTGGCGAGCATCGAGGCGCCGATGCACTGCGACGTGTGCAAGAAGACGATCAGCGCGTTGCTGTACCTCGACGAGTAGCTAGCGGCGGCCCGGCGGGCTGCCGTGGCCCTGAAGCGTTGCGCCCCCGCATCCGAGTGATCGGAGCGGGGGCGCAACGCTTGGCGACTACTTGAGGTCGAACTCGCCGTCGCGGGCGCCGAGGATGAACGCCTCCCACTCGGCTGCCGTGTAGCGGAGCGGCGGGTCGTCCGGGCAAGCGGAGTTCCGCATGGCTACTGCGCCTTCCGGCAGGCGTGCGATCTCCACACGGTTGCGTGGGTCGCTGCCGGGCGCCCCTATCCACTCCAAGCCACTCAGGTCGAGGTCATAGAGGTCGTCCTGCGCTCGGCCCTCGCTCACGTCAGACAGTGCCATTCCGTACAGCCGTGACGAACTCCTGCCACACGGCTGGGGCAAAGGTGTGGGCTCCCAGAAGGCGGTTCTTGCTGTCGCCGCAGGCGATGTCACCCTCGGCGGTCGTCTGCTTCTCGAAGCATTGCCCCCCGTTATCGGTGCTGTAGGAGGACTTGGACCACTTGTCCTCGGGGAGGTCGTGCCGCATCATCTGGTGCACCTGCCTCTAACTGATCAGTTCCATCGATTGCCGTGATGGCGGGTGTTCTTCTTCTGCACGGCGAGGAGGAACACCCGCGTTCTACTTGTGGCTGATGTTGGTTATGCGCCGACGTAACCGACGAAGGACGACCATGCTGACTTCGGTACGACGATGGCTGGTCCTTGCTTGTCTTTGGAGTCGCGGATGCCGACGTGGCCGGTGTAGGCCAGGTCGGCGACCTCGACGCAATTGCCGTTGTTCTGCGAGCTGTACGAGGACTTCGTCCATGCACTCTCAGGGGCCAGGTCTGTGGAGGTGGGGAACCGCTGATGCTGAGTCATGTCCATAGTTTCTTTTCGAGGGCTTGCAGGATTTGCGGCGTCTGAGCAGGGCCGGGAGCTGCCTTGACCATGGCATCGAACTGCCGCTGGTACTGCCCGACATCCGCCTCCTTGGACCACATGGTTGTGGCCTTGGCACTGTCACTCTGAACCACCGGTCCGAGGTCGGCGAACTCTAGGACTGTGAAGTTGAACCCAGCTCGATAGGTAGGCAGGTCTTCAGGGATGATCTGCACCTCAACGTTGTCCAGGCTATTGAGGCGGATGATCTCTGCGTACTGGGCGCGCATGACCTCGGGGGAGCCGACAACCGTACGCAGGGTGTTCTCCGTCAGGATTATGTGCACCTCGGCGCTGCCTGACGACAAAGTATTTTTGCGGTCCATCCGCAGCTCGACTCCGCGATCAACGAACTCCGTAGTTCGTTCTTCGACGATCTTCGCGGAGCCGCCCAGGGCCTGCGCATAGGCCTCATCTTGCAGCAGGCCGTGGACGACGTTGTTCTCATACCCGCGGATCTTGATCGCATCGCGCTCCAGACCGAGATAAAGCGGCAGCCCAGAGGGCAGCAAGTTTCGGTACGAAGTGAACGGCTCCTTGCTGAGTGAGTCCCGCTGCATCTTCAGCAGCTCGGCGCGATCGTCCAGGTCTGTCACCCTGTAGCGGTCCATCATCTTTTCGAGATCCGCAAGCTTGGGAAGCGGAATATCCCCCGCCTCGACCCGACTGATCTTCGAACGCGAGAAGCCCAAGGCAACGGACACCGCCTCCGCTGTCTCGCCAGTGCGCTCGCGGAGGGTCCGCAGCTCCTTCCCGAGCGCCACTCGTAGGTAGGTCGGTCCTCGTCGTGCGGCCACCTGTCCCCTCACTTCGGTTCGCTGTCCGTCAGATCGAGGCCCCTGTCCAGCTGTACAGAGTTTCTGTCCACTGGGCCCGGGGTTCAGTCCGGAGTCTGGCATGCCCTGCCCTCTCTGCAACACCCTCTGTCGGTTACTTGGCAATTGCCAATACGGACTAGACGGCACTTTCGTCAGAGCTTTCCCTTGAATGTTAATTGGGGTGTGCGCAACGCTTGTTGGGCCGCGCAGGCGTCGCTTCATCACGGGGCGGGACTATCGCGCGGTGCAGTCGAGTGCACCTGCTGCGCGGTCCGGCGGCCGACCTCGTCGAGACCTGCGAGCGCAGCGGTGCCTCGCTCAAAGGCTCCCGTACTGCCTACTGTGACAGGTGCCCGACGATGACGAAGTCAACCGACCGAGCAAGCCGCAAACTTTGCGCTGGTAGCTTCGAGACCTGCTGTGCCCGGATGGTGTGGGTAGCGATCTGTGATTGCCCCGAAGCTGCGGGCGGCGACACATGAGGGCGCCCAGCACCTCATGTTCAGCCAGCCGCATCGCTGAGGCCAGCACGCAGCACTACCGGCAGCAACTCACCGCTGACCCAGAGCAGATCCGGCGCGTACGCCGGATCGTCACCGCCTTCCTGCGGTACTGGGGTTGGGGACAGTTCATCGACCCGGCGGTCCTGTGCGTCACGGAGATGCTGTCCAACGTGCGGAGCCACGCGGACTCCGACGACTGCGTTCTTCTCCTCCAGGCGTCACCGGCCGGCGTGCGCATCGTGGTTAGCGACGGCAGTCAAGCTCTCCCCGTCGTGCGTGAGCCTGAATGGCTCGCGGAGCGCGGACGCGGAATGTTCCTGCTGAGCAGCAGCGCCGATGCCTGGGGAGCTGACATCACCCGCGAGGGCAAGGACGTCTGGATCGAGTTCTGGAGTGGTGCTGCGGAATCGCGGGATGGCGTCGCCGTCCCTGCACGGCCCGAAACCGACTGCCCTGTCGGCGGTTCGTCGCTCGCAACCAGCAGGCGGTCAGCGTGAGTCAGCCGATTCCCCAGAGCTACTGGTGCTACATGGCTTGTTTCAGGCCCGGCAGTGACCGCATGACGATGAGCACCGACATCGTCCTCCCGTACCCCGGCCGCGCCATCAGCTGGATACGCCAAGAAGTGCGGCTGGTGGCCGCTGGGTTGGCCGACGAAGCGGACCGCGCCAAAGCGACGACCTGGCTCGACGACCTCATAACCGCAGGAGTCGCCGTTCGCGAACTGCGGTCCGGCTCCGGTTCGTACGCGTTCCAGCTGATCACTGCGCGGGGCGCCCGGTGGATATGGGCCGGTCACGACGCCGCCCGGCTGTCTGCTCTCACGGCACCCGAACCCCACCCGGCCCTCGCCGGCCGGACACCCACCCACTGAACTCGCGCCATCTCAACGCCTCTTGGAGAGATCATGGCTCGCTCCACCCAAGCTCCCTTTCCCCGTCTCCGGTGGGCGGTACGGCACCCGATCAAGATCTTGGACCGCGCAGGATTCGGCCCGGTGCAAGCGGCCGTCGTCGGGATCTTCTTCGTCGGCGTGCTCGTCTGGCTCGCAATGACCTACCTCTCCCTGCGCCGCTAGCGGCTCCCAGACCGGTCCTCCCGCGCTTGGCCTTTCGCGGGAGGACCGCCCGGGCCTCGTTGCTCCCGCCGGTTCCCAGCCCGGCAGGTCGTAGCGACGAGCGACGCACACCGCCCGGTCATGCGGATGTGCGTCCCGGCCGCCGCGTTCAGGGGTGCGCGCGGCGGCCGGCCCACCCACCTACCCGTCCCCCTTCCGAACCTCCCGACCGTCCCCGGAGACCCGCATGACCCGCAAGGCCCCGCCCCTGCCACACCTCAGCCTTACTGCGCCTCAGCCCGCCCGGCAGGAGACAGCCAACGCGGCATACGCCCTTGACCGAGAGCTACGTGCGGCTGGCCTGAACAGCCTCATGCCCAGGCTCGACACCAACGGCGCAGTGCCGTACGTCAGGCTGAACGGGATCAACACCGCGGCGGCAGATGAACTGACGCAGTTGCTTCGCAAGGCGATGCGCGGCACCTACAAGGTGGCCGCCCAACTGCGCGCCGCGGTGCGGGCCCACGGCCTGGACGACTTCCCCGAACCGACCGTCTACGACTCAAAGATCCATCTCGGCGACGTCTCGATCGCCACGGCGGACAAGCTGGCCTGCGTCCTTGGCGCCCCACCCCAGGCCGAGCTGGCAGAGACCCCTGACTGGCCCGAGGCCCAGCAGGTCGCGAACCGGCTCGACGTCGCGTTCAAGAAGGCCACCGGCGGCGGATTCATGGATCAGTACCTCCACCCCTACTGCCGGCGATGCGACTGCGACCCGGCCATCGAGCTGGGAGACCTCACCAAGGGCACCGCTCGACGACTGGTGAAGGCACTCCACGAGGCTCACGACGCCGCCCCGGCGCCCGCCGCACTGAGGGAGAGGTCGGCATGACGGCATTCGAACTGCCCAAGGACCACGATGCCCGACGCCGGTACCTGAACAGCCCCCGGGTCCCGCACATCTACGACTTCCTGATCGGTGGCAACGAGTCCTATCACCAGGACCGCGAGGCCGCCATCGCCCTCTACCAGGTGGCCGACTGGATCAAGACCGCCGCTCTCATCAACCGCGAGTTCGGCCGCTTGTCGGTCCAGATGTCCTTGGAGTTGGGCGTCAGGCAGTTCCTCGACCTGGGATGCGGCCTGCCCGCCAAGCCCACCAAGCCGGTGGCAGCCGACCTCCACGAAACCGTCGCCAAGGTCGAGCGCGGTTGCCCCGTCGTCTACGTGGACCGCGACCCCGCCGTGTACGGCCACGCGAAGTGCGAGCTGGACGACAATCCTCCGCACAACACCACCGCGGTGCATGCCGACCTGCTCGACATGTACCAACTCCTAGGCAGCGACGAGGTGACCGACGCCTTCGACCTCTCCCAGCCGGTCGCCGTCACCATCCACGACACCCTGCCCTGGACTGAAGACGACGCAGCCGTAGAGCACGCCTTGAAGGTGCTGCGGCAATGGATGCCGCCGGGCAGCACCCTGTCGATCACCCATCTGACCGACCATTGGCACCCCGTCACGATGCCCGATTTGGTCGCGGCCTATGACCGGCTCGGCATCGGTGTACGGCCCCGCACCCAGGCACAGATCGCCGACCTCTTCGGGGACTTCGTCCACCAGGGGCCGGGACTGGTCGCCACGGGGCGGTGGTTCGACAACGGCCCGTACTTCCTGCACCCGCCCGAGCACTCGGCCGCCTTCGCTGGCATCGCCCGCAAGGCCGGGCCGGTAGCCAAGCTGCCCCACGAAGACGCCCGCGAGGCGGCCACCGTACGGGGAGAGGCGGCATGACCACAGCGAGGAACCCGTCTCCTACGACGTGGGACCACTGGGAGCACAACGGCCACACCTTCCGGGTGATCACCGACACCGAACTCGACCGCTTCACGCGCTACTGCCTGGGGCGCCGCGGCCGGATCGCCATCGACGCCGGCTGCGGAAATGGCGCCTTCTCCCGCCAACTGCACCGCTTCGGCTTCGACGTCACCGGCCTCGACTTCGCACACGTACCGCTGACTGCCGCCCGCCGGACACCGCTGCCCGATGTGCGTTACGTACACCACGATCTCGATCAGGGCGACCCGCCTGGACTGCCGCCGCGCGGCATAGACCTCGTGGTGTGCCGCATGGTGCTCCCCTTCCTCTCCCAGCCGTACGCGTGGGTCCGGCGTGTACGCGACCACTGGCTGCGCGATAACGGACGGCTCTACCTCGTCATCCCCCGGGCGGACGCACACACAGCCCAGCCCGGCGGCATGACCGAGCAAGAGATCGCCGACCTCACCACCGGATGGGGCAGCGTCGTCCGCTACGACCTGCGCGGCCCCCTGGCCTGCCTTGTGCTCGGCACAGGCACATAGACCGCCGCTCGGTGGTCCGGAGCCACTAGCCCGCACCATCGAGCGGCCTTCCAACGCCCCGCTCCGGGGCTCCCGACAACCCAGATCAAGGGGGACCTGTTGACCGCTCTCGAAAGCGATGACTTCCGTGTGGTGTCGTGGAACGTCGAGCACAACGGCATCGGCCGCGACGGCTCCGATGACCGCTGGCACCTGGCCATGGACGTGCTCGCCGCACTCCAGCCGCACGTGGTGCTCCGCCAGGAGCTGACCCGCGCGGACATGTACGGCCGGCGCGCAGTCTGGGCCGAGGCCGCCCGACTGGGAGGCCACGTGCCGTTCCTCGCGAGCGCCACACCGGAATCCGCCAACCCCACCGGCGTGTATGTCGATCCGAATCTGTGCGAACCGACGGAGTACTACGAGCACACCACCGGCATGTGGCATCCGGTCTGCAACCCGGTCGTGCGGATCAAGGGAGCCCCGGCCAAGCTGAGCCTGGCCTCGGTTCACCTCTGCTCCTTCGACCCCGACCGTCGCGTCAACGAAGCAAGGCGACTGACCACCCTGGGCAAGCCGGGGATGGCAGCGATCATCGGCGGCGACTTCAACTCCTACCCGCACGACGAGTCGGAGGCGGCATCTCTGCCCGACTGGGAGGAGGTCGAGGACCGCTCGCACTTCGAGCACCGCACGATCGACTCAGGCGGCGTGCGCGTCTCCGACACCCGCCCCGACCGCATCCTCGCCGGGACCCATCACGGCCGCCCACCGGTGTTCGTCGAACTGGGGCAGTACGCGACGACGCAGCGGCACGTCCCCGGCGCACTCGCGCCTACTTCCTCGCTGTGGCGCACGGACCAGGGCCCGATGCGGCGCATCGACCGGATCTACGCCACACCGCAGGTGGCCGAAGCCCTGACGGACCTGGAGGTCATCGTCAACGACGAAGTCCGTGAGGCATCCGACCACCTCCCGGTCCTCGCCACCTTCAGCCTGTCCCGTCTGCGTCAGGCACTGTCCCCGTCCACGACCGCGGCCACGGCCGCCTGATCAGGAGACGATCAGCGATGCGCGCACTGATCAAGGGCAACGGTCGCCCCGTCACCGTGCTGTCCTGGAACTTCGAGCGCAACGGCGCCGAGGACGCAGCCAAACGCACCCAGGCCCATGAGCTGCTGGTGTCCCTCAACCCACACCTTGTGCTCCGGCAGGAGATGTGGGGTGCGGACGCCAACGGCAACACGATCATGTACCAGCTGGAGGACGTCCTCGGCATGCGCGGCTGGCTCGGGCCCCAGTCGTCCACCGCCGTGTTCGCCGACCCGCGGGTCTTTCGCACGCTGCGGGAGTGGCCGAACACCGGTCCCATGTGGGTGCAGCCACCGACCGCGCTGACCATGGGATACGTACCCGCGGGGACCGACGCCACGCCGCTGCTGGTGGCGTCCTACCACCTCAACTACGCCTCGCCCACCAACCGGCTCGCCGAGGTCGAATGGCTCTCGACCTGGGCTGACAAGAAATGGACCACCCCGGGCGGCGAGAGCGTGAGCGCGCCCGCCCTGCTCGGCGGGGACAACAACGCCTACCCGGCCCCGGGCCTCGACGGCGACCCGGCGTTGCCCGAACTCGCGGAGATCAACGACCGGCCCCACCGGCTGCACCGCTCCTACGTCGGCCCGGAGGGTTCCCGGCAGATGGACACCCGCCCGGACGAGGCGCTGCGCACCGCCGGCATGCAGGACGTCGCCCGCTACTGGGCCACCGCGCGCGGTGGAGACAAGACCGCGGTCTCCCGCACGGTCAACGCCTGCCAGACCCACGGGCCTGACTCGCGCATCGACAGGATCTACGCCACAACCGACCTGTTGGACGCGGTGACCGGCGTGGACGTCATCGAGGTCCCGCTCGAACTGTCAGACCACCACATCGTCCGCTTGACGCTGGACGGCGACTGCCTGTCCGACATCCTCCACCGCCGCCCCTAGCCGACCGGCACCGTGCCCTCGAACCGGCCGCCCTGACGCTCGCGGCCCCGAGGGCTCACCAATTCCCGGTGTGGAGGGTCAGGCGGCCCTATCCATTCCCCAACGGCAAGGCATGGCAGCCCTCCACACCGGGTCACCCAACATCACCAGGAGGACCAAATGAGCACCCACCTCGGACTGCCCACCGTCCCGGAGCAGACCCGCCGAGACCTGGGCAACGGCGTGGCCTTCGCCTTCAACGCCCACCACTTCGACGCCGAGCCGAACCTCGACGTCGAGGCCGCCGCCAACGCGGCCACCGTCCCGCTGTCCGTGATCGTCCAGGTGACCAAACGCTGCGACTTCGGCTGCTCGTTCTGCAGCGAGACCTTGCAGAAGCCGGACCCGACCCTCGAACAGCTCGACACGATCCGCAAGCACCTCGCCGGCGTCGGCCGCGTGTTCCTCTCCGGCGGCGAGCCGCTGATCCGCAAGGACTTCAGCGAGATCGTAGACATGTACCACCGCGACCACATCGTCGCCGTCCCGACGAACGCAACCCACGGCCTGGACCACGCCCGCAACATCGCCGGGAAGATCGCGTTCGCCAACATCGGCCTGGAAGGCCCCCGCGCCACCACCAGGCGCGTGCGCGGCGACTACGACAAGCAGATGGCTGGCGTCCGGGCCCTCCAGGAGGAAGGCATCCCCCTGGCCCTGTCCTCCGTCGTCTACCGCTCGACCCTGTCGGCACTACCGTTCACCGTCCAGATCGCCGACGTACTCGGCGCCGGCAAGGTCAAGTTCATCCTCCCCCTGCGCAAGGGCAACGCGCTGGGCCTGCCCGACCACGAGTTCATCACCCAGGACGAAGCCGAAACCACCTTCGCCCGCCTGAAGGAAGCTCGCGCGGAGCACCAGTGGTCACCTGCCCTGCGGCTGACGACCTGGACCCCGCAGAACGAGGGCCACATGATCGTCATCGAACCCGACGGCATCGCACGGGCCTGGCCGGTCTACGACGCCACGGACCTGTGGGAGCCGCTGGGCAACGTGCTGGAGGAGCCGATCACCGAGATCTGGAAGCGGTACCGCTTCAAGGTCAACCACTACTCCAAGTACCTGGGGCGCTCGATCCACACCGTCTCCCAAGGGGTGGCGTGACATGAAGGACCTGTCGAACCTCGGATGGCCAGAAGCACCGTTCGGCTCGGTGACCCGACCCGTGCAGAAGCCGGGTTCGTGGCTGACCGCCGTGTCCATGATCTGGGCTGACGCGGGCGAAGAGCCCATCATCATGGGCGCTGCCGCGGTATTCCTGCAGATCCACCGCACCCGCTCCCTGCCCGTCACGCCGTCACTGGCGCACTTCGGATACCGAGTCCTGGTGCCCGAGACGTTAGACGAGAACATCGCCATCCTCACCCGGCTCGACACCATCCTGGTGCAGGCCCGGCGCGAGGCACAGGTCATCGCCTGGCACCACGCGGTCGACGACCTCCATCTCCTGTGTCGCCAAGCCGAGGCGGTCACTGACTCCCGCTACCCGGGGGTCAGCGCGATCGCCGAGGCGTGGCAGGACCGCGGGCACCGGGAGCCGAGTACGGCCCGCTGCGTGGACACGGCCCTGGACCTCGGACCGAACGGGCTGGTCAGCGATACCGCGGTCGCGAACGACCTGACGCCGATGCCGCAGTTCGCCGGCATGCAGCAGCAGACGCGGGCCCAGCACGCCTGTGAGGCGCTGGTCGAGGACCGATACGCCGACTACGCCCCCGAGATGATGGCGGTCAACGTGCTCTCCTCCGCCCTCATGACCGGCCTGCTCGGTGGGTTGCAAGCCGAACGACTCCACTGGGACGCGCCGTTGGTCGCGTCCGACCTGCTGGAGAACGTGGCGTGGGACATCGCACCGTCGGTGCTCGGCGGCGTGGTGACCCCGCAGACCCAGTAACGTCCGGCGGGGCCGCACGCAACCAGAGTGCGGCCCCTGTCACCGCTCAGGGGAACATCCCAATGATCATCAAGAGCACCCGGCCGGCTACGCCTTTTCAGCCGCCGCGGCGGCAGTCGGGCATCACCCGCCTCGCCGCGATCGACGTCGAGTGGACGAAGAACTACCACATCAAAAACGGGCAACGCCCCTTCTGCTACAGCATCGTCTGGCTCGACCTGCCCAGCTCCGGTACCGCAGACCTGACCGCGGTCCCGTTCGAATGGACCAGCGTCTACGTCGAGGAGCCCGACGAGATGGACGCGCTCGTACGCCACGCCGCGAACACCGTCGCCACCGCGGCCGACTCGGCAGACATCATCACCGGTCACCAGTTCTGCGCCGACCTGTCCGTCCTGGAAGCCACCGCGCCCCACGACGCCATCACCCCCCTACAGAAGGCCCGCGAGCAGTGGCGGCAGCGCCGCAAGGCCGACCCCACCACAAGCCACTACCTCGACACCCGCTACGACGCCGGACACCTCCTCGCAGGTGCATCCCGCCGTCTGGTCGACGTCTGCACCGAACTCGGCCTTGACGTCACGCAGCCCGAGCTGCGCACTGTGTCCATGCCCGCGTGGCACCGGCGCTGGATCGAGGACAGCCACGCCGAAGGCCGCGAACGCGTCTCCGTGTTGAACCTGCGCCACTCCGTCTCGACCGCGTACGTCGCCGCCCGAACAGCCGACCTCGGCCAGTGGCCGGCCGCGGGCCTGAACGTCAACCGAGTCCTTGCCGACGGCGCTCAAGGCGCCTGGGCCTGGCTGACCAACCCCACCTTCACCGCCCTCCTGGAGGACACCACGTGCCCATCCGCGAATGCCGGGTTATCGCCGTCGAAGGCACCCAGGCGGCAGGCAAAACCACCCTCGTCCACGCACTGACCGCGCACCTCCGCGAGCAAGGCGTCGGAGTCGCCTGCACCGGCGAGCCCGCCCGCACCAGCCCGTTCATGGAGGAGATCGTCCTGCACGGCAAGGGCCACTTCGACCTGCCCGCCGAGATCGACCTCTTCGGCCAGCAACTCTCCATTCCCCTGCGCGCCGCCCGCCACCACCAGGTGCTGATCACCGACAAGACCCCGGCCAACGTGACCGCCCTCGCCCGCATGGTCCTCGACGCCAGCGAGCCCGGCACCGGAGCCGTCCTGGCCGCCGCCGAAGCGTTCTGCCGGGCCTGGATGCCCCTCACCTACGACGCCATCGTCTACTGCCGCGACCGCTACGACCAGAAGTCCGGCGGGGACCGCATGCGCGAAAAAGTCCTCGCCCTCCAGGACGAGGCCGACGAAGTGATCTACCAAGCGTGCCGCGCCACGGGAGTGCCGATCCTGGAGATGCCCACCGGCCTCACCGTCGCCGAACGTGTCCAGTGGACGACCCGGCACGTTGAGCACATGGGACTCTCCGCGACCTGACCCCGCTACAGTCCCCTCCGGCAAAGCTCTACCGGTTGGAGGACGCCCGTGCCGCAGCTCCCCGTGAACGACGTCATGCTCATCCTGGAGCGGCCCGACGGCGCCGTGTGCCTTGCTGAGAGGCAGGGCACCGGCTACGCCGACGGCCAACTAAACCTTCCCTCCGGGAAAGTCGAGCCGGACGAAGACGTCTTCGCCGCCGTGATCCGCGAAGCCCGCGAAGAGATCGGCATCGACGTCGAACGCGATGCCCTGCGCATCGTCCACACCATGTACTTCCGCAACCCCGAGGGCGAAACCCGCGTCGGGTGGTTCTTCACCGCCACCCACTGGTCCGGCACCCCCACCAACCGCGAGCCCCACAAATGCGCCGGGCTCAGTTGGCACCTGCCCGATCAACTGCCGCACAACACCGTCCGATACAACGCCCTCGGCATCGCCCACCACCTCAAGGGCGAGCCGTTCTCCAGCCACTGGTACGACTGGAAAGACCAACTGAGCTGAAGGTTCTCCGGTAGGGCCCAGGGCCCACGCCGAGAGAGCCCCGTGGAGCGCCCTGTGCTGTCCGAGAACCCTCTTACCGCCTGTTGACTGGAGGAGCACCAATGACGGATCTGACCGGAGCAGAGGGCCCCGGCGTCTCGGCCGCAGTCATCGTCCATGAGGGGCGCGTCCTTATGGTCCGACGGCGGGTGAGCGAAGGCGAGTTGTCGTGGCAGTTCCCCGCAGGGAAGATCGAGCCGGGAGAGACAGCGGAGGAAGCAGCCGTCCGTGAGACAAGCGAGGAAACGGGCCTGACAGTTTCCGCCGTCAAGTTGCTCGGCGAACGCGTGCACCCCAAGACACAGCGCCTCATGTCGTACACGGCATGCGATGTCGTGTCCGGAACCGCATACGTCGCAGCTCCCGAGGAACTCGCCGAACTCGTATGGTGCCGGCACTCTGAAATCCCAGAGTATGTGCCTTACGGACTCTATGAACCGGTTCAGGAGTACCTCGATCAGGTGCTGCCGCGATAGTGGGGTGCCTGTGCAGGAACTCCTTAACGGACTGTTGCCACGGCAGGAGGCTGGCGAGGAACCTGCTGTAGCGCGGGGCGCCCCGTTCTGTCCGACAGCTGTCCTAGCGTCGTGGGAATGGATCACCACAACGACGAGGATCTGCACCGAGTGAAGATCACCGCTCGCGGCGCGAAGGCTGCGATCGAGATCGACGGGCAGCGCATAGACCCGGGCGCCCTCAGCGGCTACACCGTCAGCCACCGCGAGGGAGAGCCGCCGCAGGTCGTTCTCCTTTCCAGCCAGGACGCGGAGACGGTCTTCAAGGGCCTGGCCCGGGTAGCGGTTGCTGACATGCCCGACCCTGGCCCGGCCGCCGCGATGTTCCTGGCGTCGATCGACCCTGAGGAACTGGAGCGGACCGCGCTGTGCCGACCCGACCTTGGCACCGGCCCGCACTCCCTGACCCAGGCGATGCTCACCCAGCTGCGGGAGTGGGCCAGTGGCGCTTGACGTGGAGGGGGCGCGGCGGGTGGTCGGCCGAATCCTGGACGACAAGCTGGAGGTGTGGCGCGACAGTGGCGGCCACGCCGACGACCTCCTGGACGAGACCACAGGGGCACTGGTGCGTCCGACACCGGACGAGGTGCTGGTGTGGGACGGGCTCGGGGCGGTCATGTCGCTGGGGCGCCCAGCGATCACCAAGCCGGTGGACGGCGCGGTCTCCGTCGAGCCGCCGACGACCGACTACCAGGCCGTGCTGCCTGTCGGGGCTCCCGTGCTGCGGCCGGATGACGTGATCCGCGTCGCCGGTTCCGTACGGCCGGGCGGCCCGCGGGACCCGCAGCTTGTCGGCCGCCGCTTCCGGGTGTCGGACGAGTCCGTGGGTACGTTCAGCGTGGTGCGGATCGTGCGCGTGCAGGTGATCAACTGATGGCCGCCGTGGATCCGCACCCCAACGCCCACCCGGACGCCGCAGAGTTCCGGGACCCGATCGCGCTGGCCGCCGCGCTGGCCGGACTGGGGCCAGCTGTGCGCGCCCGCACGCGGACCATCACCCAGCACCACGCGATGCTGCTGCGGGTCAGGATCCAGCGCAACGCCTCCGGACGGCCCGGTCCGAACGTGATCACCGGCCAGTACCGGGCCTCGTGGGGCGTGCGGGTCAGCACCGGTGGCGGCGAGGTGACGGCGGAGGTGTACTCAGACGCGCCGCAGGCCAGGCGGCTGGAGTACGGCTTCGTCGGCGTCGATGCGCTCGGCCGGCACTACCGTCAGCCGCCGTTCCCGCACATCGAGCCCGCCTTCCGGCAGACCGAGCCCGGCTACATCCAGGCGCTGGCGGACGGAGTGCTGCCGTGACCGCTGCCCGCCTGCCGGTGACCCGGGCCCTGGTCGCGCTGGTCGAGCAGGCGACCGGGCGGCCATGCGGCCTCGGCGAGCTGCCGCGGGTGCAGGACGACGCTGGCGAGTGGCAGCCCGCGCAGGTGCCGTACGCCATCGTGGACTCGCTGCCAGGGACGTTCTCCGGGCCGCCGCTGTGGGATTGGCAGGCCGATGCCGCCTGGTCCTACCAGGTCACGTCGGTTGGCGAGCGGGAGGACCAGGTGCAGTGGCTCGCCGACCGCGTACGCCACGGCATCGTCGGCCGCACCTCCGGCCGGTGGGCCTACGAACTGGACGTTGCTCAAGCGCGCGTCATCGACAGGCAGTTGGAGCACGACGCCGCAGGGCAGACCTCGGTGTCGGCGGCAGGCGCTATCGTTTCCTACGTGCAGCGGTTCACCATCACCGTGACCCCTGCCTGAAAGAGCTTCTGATCCTCACCGCGGAGGCCCGCGCGGACGCTCGGCCACAAGGCCCATGCGAACCCCCTTTGGACATCCAGGGGCAGGGCCTCAAGCACGGGACGCTGCCCCACAGATGGGAGCGGACCTGTGTCCTCGAACAATCCGTCGTCCACCCAGACTCGATTCCTCCGGCGCGGCATCTCCAAGATCTACTGGCTGAAGACGATCAACGACCCGAAGTGGCCGACCCGCACGGAGATCAGCCAGCCGAACCGGTTCGACCTGACGCACGCGGTCTCCGACATGTCGGGATGGGCGCTGGCGAACGAGCCGATCGAGACCCCCGACATGGGCTCGACGTTCAACTCCTCGATCCCCGGCGCCGACAAGGCGGACAAGAGCGACCTGACGTTCTACGAGGACCAGCACTCCGACGCGATCGAGCAGCACCTGAACAAGGGCGCCAAGGGCTGGATCGTGCTGCTACGCAAGGGCGACATTCCCGGCTCGCGCTCTATGGACGTCTTCCCCGTCCAGGTCGCCTCGCGTGCCGCGACCTACGCGACCGGCAACGAAGCGGCGAAGTTCAAGGTGGAGTTCACCATCACCGACGAGCCGTCGCTCGATGTCGTGGTGCCCGAGGCGTTCCACACCCTTCCCAAGCCGAACAAGGACCGTGACGACGATGGCGAGACCGTCGATGTCACCGTGGTGAGTGCCACCGCAGCCACCGTCCACGAGCACATCGAGGACTGACGGTGTCGCAACCCGCACCCACCAAGCGCCCGTCCCCTCCGCGTAGTCAAACGCCGGCGGAGGGGGCGTGGGCGGCGAAGATGGACCGCCTTCGCCGCCGCGCACGACCGCAGAACAAGCTGCGCATCTGCGATGACGAGCAGCTACGGAACCGGGTCGATGAAGCCGAACAGGCAGCACTGCGTGCCCGGCTCCTCGCCGAGGCGAGCCCCGAGGACGAAGGCGCCCTCAAGCGGGCCGCCGAAGCCGAAGCCGCCCTTGCGGAAGCCCGCGTCGCGCTGGACGACGCCTCCGACTTCCTGACCTTCCGCGCACTGGCGCGCCCGATCCTCGAAGAGCTGATCGCCGGGCATCCCCCGACCGAGCAACAAGCCGGTGAAGGAGCGGTGTTCAACCCCGATACCTTCCCGGCGGCGCTGATCTCAGCCGCGTCCTTCGAGGGGATGAGCCAGCAGGAGGCGGCCGAGCTGCTGTCCACGTGGTCGGCGCCGGACGCCAACATGCTGTGGGAGGCCGCCTGGTCGGTGCAGCAGGAAGGCCGGGTGGACCTGGGAAAAGGCTGAGCCGTGATCCGCAGTTGCGTGCCGAGCTGGAGCTGTGCGCGAAATTCCGCATTCCACACTCGCAGCTGCTCGGCGGCGACGGCCGGTGGACGGAGCTGGACCGGGCCAAGGCGTTGGCATGGGAGGAGTGGCAGCGGTCGGTGTGCCCCGAGTGCCACACCCGCCTGTCCGAATGGGACCCCCAGCGCGGCGGCGACCGTCACGCGTACGTCACTGACACCCTGCGTTGCCCCGGCTGCGAGTTGATCGAGCAGGAACGCGACCACGTGCCCACGGACCGCTCCGGTTACGGCGTGAAGATCCAGCTCCTGCCCCGCCACCACCAACACCAGGCGAAAACACCTGATCAACCCAGCAGGACGTAGTGAAGGAGGAGTGCGGCGGTGTCCGGGTTCACCCTGACCGTGGCGATGCGCGCCGAGGTCCGCGACCTGATCGCGGGCACTCGCGCTGCCTCCGGCGAGATGCGGTCCATGGCCGACCGCACCGAGGCCGCGAACCGATCCTTGGCTCGGCTGGATACCGGCGGCGCCCGGCTTGCTTCCCAGTTCTCCGCACTGAACCGATCGGCCCGCGCCGCCGTCGGGGAACTGGACAGGATCTCTACCCGTGCGGCGGCCGCACGCGCGAGCCTGCGGGCAGTCGGGGACGATGGTGGTCGGTCGATGTCCCGGGTACACGGCGCCGTGGCCGGGGCGAGCCGGCGAGGGCTGTCGGCCACCAACATGCTTGCGGGTGGCGCGCTGCTGCTTGGCGCCGGGGACATCATTGCTGAGGGCAATCGCTACCAGCAGGAGATGAACCAGTTCCAAGCGGTCACCGGCGCCACCGCGGGACAGATGAAACGTGCCTCCCAGATGGCGCAGCAGCTGGGCAGTGACCTGAGCCTGCCCGGTGCGTCGGCTTCGGGAGCTGCCGAAGCCATGGTCGAGCTGAGCAAGGCTGGCTTCCGCGCCGATCAGAGCATCGATGCCGTCCGCGCTTCGCTCCAGCTCGCCTCTGCCGCCGACGTCGACGCCGCCACTTCGGCGAAATACCTGGGCGACACGATGGATCAGTTCGGCCTCGGCGCCGACCAGGCATCCAAAGCGGCGGACACTCTTGCAGCCACAGCGAAATCCGCGTCGGGATCGGTCACGGACATCTACTACGCGATGCGGTACGCGGGACCGGTGGCGCACGGTCTGGGCATCTCGCTCCAGGACACGGCCGCAGCGGTCGGCATGCTCGGCAAGTCGGGCATCCTCGGGTCCACCGCGGGAACTTCGCTGCGCGGCCTGTTTACCAACTTGGCCGCGCCGACGCCTCAGATGCGTGGCGCCCTGAACGACTTGGGTATCCAGGCATTCGACGCCACGGGAAAGTTCCGGGGCCTGCGGGTGGTCATCGACGGGCTGGCCAAGGCCCAGCGCACCATGTCCGAGCAGGACTTCACCGCCGCGGCAACCAAGGCGTTCGGCAAGCCCGCGCTGTCCGGCGTGGTGGCCCTGGCCCACCAAGGCACCGAATCCTTCGACGCCTTGTCCATGGCCGTCCGCCAGACGGGGACGGCTGCCTCCCTGACCGCCTCGCGCGGCCAGGGCCTGACCGGCGCGATGACGCAGCTGCGTACTCAGGCACGGCAGACCGGGCTGGCGCTCTACAACGGCATGGCACCCGGACTTGAGTACGTCACTCGGCTGCTGACCCGCGGCATGGCCGAAGCCACCCCGCACCTGAGCGCCGCGCTGGAGTACGGGCGCAACCTGGCGGTGTTGTTCGGGCCGGAGCTGAAGCAGAAGACCACCTCGGGGATGGGCGGGCTGATCGACGATGCCCGCCGGCTGCTGGGGCCGCTGAAGGATCTGGGCGAGCACTCCCTGGCCACGGGGCTGAACCTGCTGATCAACGCCGGTGAGACCCTGGGAGAGGTCCTTGACCACCTCGTGCGGGGCGCGGAGCCCGTCGGTGACGCCCTGGCCGGGCTGGGTAAAGACGGCGGGGCCGCGGCCGGCACCCTCGACATCATCGCCACCGTCGGCAACACGGCTATGGACGCCGTCTCCGGACTGTCCGTCGTCCTGATCCCCATTGGGCACATCGTCGGCGGCCTGGTCACCGCTTTCGGCGCGCTGCCCGCCCCCATCCAGTCCGCGGCGCTGGCCATGCTCCTCTTCCGCCGCTACCAGGGCGGGCTGACCAGCTTGGCCACCAGCATCTCCGGCCCGGTCCGTGGGGCGATCAGGGGCTTCAACGACGAGATGGTGTTGCAGCGCAACCTCGCCGCGACCGCGGGGGTCTCGCTGTCCCGATACGGGGCCGCCTGGGCCGCAGTCCAGGCCCGGGTCGGGTTCCTCGGCAACATGACGGCGGCGTTCCGCAGCGCCAACGGCGCAGGGACAACCTTCACGGGAACCCTCAACGGCATCGGCCGCGCCGCCGGTTCCGGCCTGCGCTCCGCGCTCGGCGGCGTCACCAGCGCGCTCGGCGGTCCCTTCGGCGTGGTCATGGCCGGGGTCTCCATCGGCCTTGGGCTACTGGCCGCCCGCCAGCAGAAGGCCGCGCAGGCGGCGGCCGAGCATCAGCAGCGCATCTCCTCCCTGACCTCGGCCCTGCGGGAGTCCGGCGGCCAGATCAACGCCGACGTACGTGGGCAGGCAGCCCAGGCCCTGTTGGACACCAAGACCGACCAGGGCCAGCTCACCAAGGTCATGTCCGAAGCCGGAGTGCCGCTGTCGGCCCTTACCGACGCCTACCTTGGCCAGGGAACTTCCCTGGATGCGCTGCAAAAGCAGCTCATGGCCACCGCCGACGCACACCGAATGAACAAGGAGGTCATGGGCGGGAAAGGGGTCACCCTGGACTACTCCGACGTGGGCAAGCGGTACAAGGACGCCGCCGACGCGCTCGGCAGCGTCAAGGGCGAGATGGCCGATGCGGTGAAGAACGCCAAGGAGCTGGCCACCGCCACGAAGGGCGCGGGGGACGGCAGGTCTGCGTACGACCGGCTGAAAACAGCCGTCGGCGGACTGGCCGATGAGACGGCCGACGCCGATACCCGCACCCGGTCGCTGAAGTCGGCCCTGGACCTGCTCTCGGGCGGGCAGATCTCCCTCCAGGCCGCGAAAGCCAAGGTCAACTCCGCCGCGCTCGACCTGAAGGAGGGCAGCCAGAACGTCAACCGGGGCCAGGGGTACGGCGGCGGGCAGCTGGTCAACGCGGATAAGACCCTCAACACCACCACCCGCAATGGCCAGCAGCTCTACAACCAGCTCACCGCGCTCTCCGATGCGGCGGCCGACGCCACCGTGGCCACGTACGCGCTGGCACGGCAGAACAACGAGTCGCTGCCGGCCGCCCTGGCGAAGTCCACCGCCGAGATGAGCCGGGCCCGCGCCGAAGCCATCAAGGCCGCGCAAGGCTACGGACTGACCAAGACCGAAGCCGAAGGCGTCGCCGACAGACTCGGCCTGCTGCCATCGAAAGTGTCGTTGCTGCTCCAAACCAAGGGCATGGACAGCACGCTCGCCAACCTGATCGCCGTCCAGGCCGAGTTTCACCGGCTGCCGAACCAGAAGACAATCAAGGTGGACAGCCTCAGCGACGGGGCGCAGCAAAAACTGCGCAGCCTCGGCTTCACCGTGAAGACCGTTCCCGGCACGCGACAGATCACGATCACCGCGCCGACAACGGCGGCGCGCAAGAGCCTGGACGCGCTGATCGACCAGCTCGGTCGGACCCCGAGCGGCAAGAACGTCCGCGTCTCCGCGCAGACCGCTGCCGCGATCAACAGCCTCCAGCAGGTGCAGGCCAAGATCAGGGCCACCCCCGGAGCGAAGTCGGTCATTGTGCGCGCCCCCACCGCCCAGGCCCGCCAGGAGCTGGAGGCGCTGGGGTTCCGCATCCAGAAGGTGCCGGGATCCAAGAACGTGCGGGTCACCGTGCCGACGGGCGGGCCGATCTCGGCCGCCAACGCCATCCAGAACCGCATCAATGCGCTGCGTGGCAAGCAGGTGACCGTCACCCTGTTCCGGCAGGTGAAAGGGCCATCGTGGGACCCGGGCCTCACCGGGATCCCCGACGACATTCGAAACCCCAACTTCCACGGGTTCGGCCAGGCCACCGGCGGCGTCGTCGACTACTTCGCCGACGGCGGCCTGGCCCGCCCTCAGCGCCGCGAGCAGCACGTCGCGCAGGTCGCCCCCGCGGGCGCGTGGAGGGTCTGGGCGGAGCCCGAGACCGGCGGAGAAGCGTACGTTCCGCTCGCTGCGTCGAAGCGGGAGCGCAGCAAGGCCGTGGTGGAGGACGTCGTCGGCCGCTTCGGCGGCGAGATCCAGTGGTTTGCCAGCGGCGGCGTGCGCGGCCTGGCCAGCGGTGACTACAGCCCCATGCTGGCCAGTTCGTTCAAGCAGGCCCAAAGCGCACAGGTCATGGCCGGAGTCGTCCGCGCCTTCGACATCAGCACCGGCAGCGACCGAGCCCGCACCCGCGTGGTCGACGCCCGCGCCGGCGGACGCGTCCAGGTCGTCGTCGTGCGCGAGCAGCAGCCACTGATCGGCACCATGCCGGTCACCGTCACCGACAGCGCCGCAACCCCCGAACAGATCGGCAACGAAATGATGCGCAACCTGCGCAACGCCCAACGGGGCGGGAGGGTTTGATGACCACACCAGCCACACAGCCCCCGCCCATCGAACTGGCCCCCTGGCAGGTCGAGATCGGCGGCGTCGTTCTCGGCAAGGGGACGCAGATACCCATCGGCGACATCGAAGGGCTCGGCTCACCAACGGTGCGCGCGCAGGACGTGGACAATCCCGTCGGTGACGGCACCAACCCGGGTCAGGATCTCTATGGCCCGCGCACCCTCCGCATCGAGGCCGGCATCAAGACGCCCGGCGACCCGGCCGCGGCCGCCGATCTCCTTGCCCGCCTCCAGCGCGCCCTGGACGACCCCGCAGCCCGCACCCGTCCCGAGGGCCGCCATGTGCTGCGGGGCCGCTGGCCCGGTCACCGCACGCGCCGTCTGTACGGGCGGCTGCGGCGCGTGGAGCCCACCAGCACCGCCACCGCTATCCACGGCTGGATCCCGCTCGACATCGAGTTCGCCGGGCTGGACCCACGCTTCTATGAGGACGAGGCATCGCAGCTGACCCTCGGCCTCGACCAGGCCGCGCTCCACAAGCCCGGCGCCCGCGCCGTCGGCGCACCGCTGCGCGTACCTGCGCAAGGCGACGGAGCAGACCCAGAGGACCGGCCCGGATGGGTCACCAACCACGGCAACACCTCCGCTTGGCCCGCCCTTCGCATCCACGGCCCCGTCGCGCATCCCCGCATCTGGAACAGCGTCACGGGCCGAGTGCTCGAACTCGACCTGTCGCTGCGTACCGGGGAGTGGGTGGAGATGGAGACCCGCCCCACCACGTGCTGGGCCCTGCGCAACGGCACGGACAACGTCGCGAACGACCTGACCCCCGGATCCCGCCTCGACCTGTTCGCCATACCGCCGGGTCGCTCGGAGATCGGCTGGAGCGGCGACGACCCCACCGGTACCGCTCGCCTGGACGTGTCGTGGCGGTCGGCCTACACCGGCCTGTGAACGGAGCAGCGATGACCCTTGTCCAACCCCCGATGATGGTGCACGGCGGCAACCACCCGGCCCGCGCGATGCGCCTGATGATCCGCGACCTGGCCCGCGGCCGCCAGGGCATCACCGAAGCCGGCGACCTCAAGGCCCGCCCCCTGGAGACACCAGGCCCCGCCGTCCGCGTCGGCGACGGCTCCGCCCTCATCCACGGCGCCCGCCCCTGGCAAGGCGCCTACACCCAGACCAACATCGGCGACGCGACGGTGCACGTCCCACCGACCGGGCCGTTCGCCCGCACTGACCTGCTCGTCCTTCGCGTCGAAGACCCCGAATTCGAGGGCGCACGCGACCCGCGCAAGGAGGAAATCGGCTACTTCCACCTCATCCAGGGCGTAGAGGCGGACACGGCCTTTGTGCCGGAGGGAATGACGGGGATACCGCTTGCCCGCATCACGTTGCCCCGCAACACCGCTGCGATCACTGCCGACATGATCACCGACCTGCGTCAGGTCGCCAACCCGCGCACCGAACGGACCCTGCGCGTCCTCCACCCGACAGACACCGAGAAGGTGCCCACCCCGCACGGCTCGTGGGCGGCGTGGCCGAAGGAAGCCGCCTGGGACGTGGACGTCCCCGCCTGGGCGACGAAGGCCGCCCTCGTGGTCACCCTGGCCGGGCTGCGAGCCGAAGCCGGCAACATCTACGCCGAGTTGCGCACCCGCCTGGGCGAGCACAACGCGCCCCCGACCGTCTTCGACGACGACGGCACCACCACCCGCCGCGCCACCGTGATCCTCGCCGACACCTTCGCCGTCCCGCCCGCCTACCGCGGTACCCGACAGCACCTGGCCGTGCAGATCAACCAGCTCGACAAGTACGGCGACGGCGACCTGACGGTGACCGCAGGCACCACGGTGACCGCCGACATCGAGTTCACCGAAGGTCCCGTGTGATGCCCGACTACCGCTACATCGCCGCCCACGCCGCCACCGGCGAAGTCATCCACTGGAACCTGCCGTTGACCGATGTGGAGTTCGGGCCGGAGAAGTCCGGACCGGGCTCGCTCAGCGCGACCCTGAACCCCACCTTCACCCACACGCTAAGCGACATGCTGGGCGACGCCGGGAACATCGTGGTCCTGGTCGAACGGAATGCGCGGCTGCTGTGGGGCGGCGTGATCTGGCGGGCCGAACCGCAGGGCCCCAAACTCACGGTCGAGGCAGCCGGCTTCACCAGCTACCTGCACCGCCGCTTCGACCTCCACGGCGACCTCGGCGGCCGCGGCCCCTACATCGGAGCCGACCCCTGCCAGGTGATCCGCGACGCATGGGCCTACGCACAAGAGCAGCCGGACGGCGACCTCCAGGTCGTCGTGGACGACACGAAGTCGCGGGCGAAGACTGGCACCGCGAAGGACCCGTACACCACCCACAAATGGGACCCCCGCAACCTGGGGGAGATCGTGGACGAGATGGCCGACATCGGCGACGGACTGGAATGGTCCGAGACCGTCACCTGGCGCGGAAACCACGCCGAGCGGCGCATCATCCTCGGCGCACCGCGGCTCGGCCGGCGCCGCGAGGACCTGACCTTCACCACCGGCGCCAACGTCAGCGGCGAACCGCACGTCATCAACGACGCCGACGAGTACGCCCAGTGGGTCATCGGCCTGGGCGCCGGCGAAGGCAAGAAACGCCCCGTCGCCATCGACGGGATACGCAACGGGCGGCTGCGCCTGGAACACAAACTGGAGACCAACGAGAAGGACGCGACCAAGCTGGCGCAGCGGGCCCGGCGAGAACGCCTGGCCCGGCAGATCCTGCCGACCCTCACCGAGCTGGAGATCACCGACCACCCGGCCGCCCCCATCGAGGCGCTGCGCATCGGCGACGACGTACGCATCCGGCTGCACGAGCCCCACACCGAGTACGACGGCTGGAACCGCATCGTCGGCTGGACGGTACGACCCGGCCAGGGCGAGACCCCCGAGCGCGTCACGCTCAAGCTGGAGCGCACCGTGAAACCGGAGCAGAGCGGCGACACGAAGGGGGAGAAGTAGATGCCGGACACGATCGCCGATCTCGCACGCCGCCTCGCCGGCCTCGAACGACGGGTCACCGCCCTGGAACGGGCCCAACGCGCCCCCTACCCGCCATGGCGTCACCTACCGCTCACGGGCCACACCGCGGTGCCCGACCCCGCACAGCGGCCACAGCTCCGCGCCAACCCGTGGAACACCCTGGAGTTCAGCGGCCGCATCGGACTTCCCGAAGGCCGGGCCGTGGACGGGTCCATCGTGGCCCTGCTGCCAGACGGTTACCGGCCCGCCGCGCCCCGCACCGTCCCTGTGGCCTCCGACGCCGCACGTCGTGAACTTCACCTCGACCTCGATCTCAAGGGCCAGGTGACCTTGCGGGTTCAAGACGGCGGGACGGTGAAGGCCACCTGGCTCAGCCTCGATGGAGCCTCCTGCCGTCTCGACGGTGACGACGAGGAATGAGAGTCCCACCAGCGAAATCGCCGCTGGGTACGATGGCCACTGGGTGACCCTCCGCCCATGAGACACCTTCCCGAGGGACCGACCGCGGCGACCGCCCGGTCCGGCCAACTGCCTTACGGGCACGGGGAGAAGGCTCGATCCACGTGGCAACACCACTGAGTGCGGACCAGTTCCTCGCCGCGCTGAAGCACGCCGGCCTCGGCGTCGTCGAAGTCGGCAACTGGCGCACCCATAACCGCAACACTCACGGCAACTGGGGCCCCGTGAACGGCGTGATGATCCACCACACCGGCCCCTACTCCTCCGAAGCGGACATGGCCGAGCTGTGCCGCGTCGGCTACCAAGACCTTCCGGGCCCCCTGTGCCACGGCGTCATCGACCGGTCCGGGGCGGTGCACCTGGTCGGCTACGGCCGGACCAACCACGCCGGCATGGGTGACACCAACGTCCTGCTGGCCGTCATCGAGCAGGCGACCAACCTGCCCCACAACGCAAAGGACGACACCGACGGCAACCGGCACTTCTACGGCTTCGAGTGCATCAACACCGGCGACCAGCCCTGGCCCTCCGCACAGCTGGATGCGATGGCTCGCGCCGCCGCGGCCGTGTGCCGCGCCCACGGCTGGAACGAGCACTCGGTCATCGGCCACAAGGAATGGCAGCTGGGCAAGTGGGACCCGGGCGGCCTCGACATGGACGACTTCCGCGCCCGCGTCGCCCAGCACCTCAAGGACGACGGCAGGACACCCGACAAGCCCAAGCCTCGACCGAAGCCGGAACCAGCCCCGAAGCCGAAGGTCACCTCAAAGCCGATGCCCACGCCGCAGCCCAAGCCTGTGCCGAAGTACGCCGCCTATCCGGGCAAGCAGTTCTTCCACAACGGGCGTTCCTCGCCCGTGATCGCGGCCATGGCGAAGCGACTGATCGCCGAGGGCTGCGACGCCTACGACACTCCACCAGGCCCGGCCTGGAGCGACGCACACCGCCGCAGCTACGCCGCCTGGCAGCTCAAGTGTGGCCACCACGGCGCCGACGCTGACGGCATTCCCGGAGAGCAGACCTGGACCCGCCTGCGCGTCCCGCACCAGGCTGGCCACGCCGAACCGACTTCGACCCCGCCCACGCAGGAGACCGACACCATGCCCAAGGCTCTGGCCGATGTCGCCGAACGCACCCTCGCGACCTACGCCCAATCCGTCCTGGGCCTGATGGCCGCCTCACACACCACCGACATGGTCTCCCTCTCCGCGTGGCAGGCTGCCGCCGTCTCCGCGATACCCGCTGCCCTGGCGGCGCTCAAATCGACCCTCGGCAGCGTGATCGGGCGGCCGGGCACCGCCTCGTGGCTGCCGCTCAAGCACGACCCGGCCACACCCAGCCGCTGACCTGCACCACGAGGGGAGGGAGGAACTTCGTGCCCGAGGAAGAGATCGCACTGGCTCTTGCCGAGTTGCGTAGCGCGCTGGAAGTTGGGCTGGCCAGGATCGACGGGCAGCTTGCGCTGCTGGTACAGCGGTCTGACCAGACCGACAAGGCGGTGGATGACCTGGAGGCGAGGGTGACGTCACTGGAGAAGGGCCGGTGGCCGCTGCCGACCATCGCCGTCCTGGCCAGCATCACCGCGGTGGCGCTGACGTTGTTCCGTGTCACCCAGTGGTGAAGCTGAAATCCTGGTGTCCGACCAGGCGGCTAGCGTTTTTCACCACGTGTCTTCTACGGCCTGGGGGTCTTCATGGGTATCGAGCATCTGATCATGACCGACCTGGAGTTGGACACCGCGTTGGCGGATCAGTCGATCCCGCTGGCCTTCCGCGCCGTCTGGCGGCTGCTGGCCGAATCCGATGTGCGGCTGAGGGAGGCTGTCGCGCTGAACGTGTCAGATGTCGAACTGGCCGACCACCTCGTCGTTCTCCACGACACCAAGGAAGGCGGCACGTTCGAGGCGCAGATCACCGCCGGTACCGCCGCTGTGCTGGCTGAGTTGATCGGTTCGCGGCCGAACGGCCCGGTGTTCACCGTGGACTCCCGCCGGCTGCGCGGCCAAGAGGCGGCCGCACGGTTCCGCGCGGTGGTGGGCAAGAGCGTGCACGCCCTCCGCTTCACCCGGCAGACGCGCTGGTACCGCCTCGCCGACCAGCCCAAGGTCGTGGAACGTGCGCAGCCTGGAGAGGACGAGGCCGCGCCCGCGTAACGGGTGCGAAGGAGGCGATCCTCCAGGCGCATACGAACGGCCCCCGCCGGAGCGGGGGCCGTTCAGGGCCTCTTGGAGAAGACCGTGGCTCACGATAGCAGTGCCTTCACCCGGACGCCGTACCCAGTACGCGGCTACCCTGCCGGTGCACGCGCGACGCTAGACGGTGAGGGACGGGGACGATGCACGGGCGCAAGCCATATCTGGTCGGGCACCAGGAGTTCGCCGCTCTGTATGGGGTGGAACCTCAGATGGTGGGGCAGTGGCTGGCTCCCAGCCGCGGCGTTTTGGACCCGGCGACCGCCATCGTCGTCTCCGGCGTCAGGTACTGGCCGCTGGGCTTCGCGTGCCGCTTCGGGAAGACCACCGCTCGCCCGAAGCTGCTCAACGTCCGCTTGAGGGAGCGGCTGATCGCCGAGCAGGGGGAGGGGTGGGAGCCCGATCTTGGCGAGGAGTTGCCGCCGATCGTCGGCCAGCACGAGATCATCGAGCTGTTCCACCTACCCTCGCAGGGCACGCTCGCCACGCGGATCGCCCAGGGGGGCTTCCCGGAGCAGGACTGGCTGCTGTCGGGCTCGCGGCTGTGGTTGCTGGACACCGTCATTGCGGCGGTGCCCGAGCTTCGCGCGAGCGCCCGCACTGTGTCGTGGGAGGTGGACCAGAAGGTGGAGGCGGCGTTGCGGGCGGGCACGTACGACGGCCCCGGCTCGGTAGTGCTCACGCGCGGACGCCATGCCCGAAAGGGCGTCTGACCTGCGAAAACACTGTACTTAGACCTTGTTTGCGAATAAGATATAGGTATGCCCTTCGGGGTGATTCCCCTTACTCGCGCAAGGAGGTAGTAGTGCACGTCATCTATCCATCCAGTGGCGGCGCCGTAGCCGTCATGGAGATCAAGGAGGCCGTCATGATCGAGGCGTCCCTGATGTACTACGTCGCCGCAAATCCCGACTCCAGTCTGGCCGTCCGGATGTTGCGCGACGTCGTCGACGCAAGCGAGCGGGTCGAAGGGGCCGTCAGCGCGCCCTCGGCCGCCTCGGAGTGACGGCGTCGGCGTGAAGTAGCGCCTGCCGCAAGTGGGGTTGATCAATCGGGCACCATTCCCTCAAGATAGGAGACCTTGTTGATACCGGCTTCAGGGGGTGGGGTGTATGACGGTCATCCAGGACGAGATTCCCGGCCTGGTGATCCACACCGTGCGGCAACCCGACGGCAAGGCGGCAACGATCCAGGCGCAGTTCGAGACGTTCCATCAGCTCAACCCATGGGTCCTGCGAGCCCTGGAGGAGCTGACCGCCGACTACCTGAGGCGCGGAGCCCAGCGCGTCGGCATCGGGATGCTCTTCGAGGTCCTGCGCTGGCGCTACGCCCTCGCCACGGAAGGCGACGAGTTCCGCCTCAACAACAACTTTCGCTCCCGGTATGTCCGGCTTCTTATCGACCGGCACCCGGAGTGGCAGTCCGCGTTCGAGGTCCGCGCTCTGCGGGCCGACTGAACCGAACCCCTTGGAGCAACCACCCGTGAAACAGCAGGACGAACAGCCACCCGGCGACGCCGAGGCAACGGCGCCCGCCGTCCCTGCCGCTGAAGCCCCCTTGCCCCGCTCAGCCGCTGCGAGCGCCATCGTGCTCCGCGCCGACCAGGATGAATTCGACGCGCGGCAGGTGGCCGCACTGGCTCTGATCAGCCCCGGACTCCAGAGCGCCCCCCGAGCCCAGTTGGCCGTGTTCTTCCACTACTGCGTGCGCAGCGGCCTGGATCCCTTCGCCCGGCAGATCTACATGATCGGCCGCAAGAACCGGGGGGAGGACAGGGAAGACAACCCGGTCAACTGGACCATCCAGACCGGCATCGATGGTTTCCGTACCATCGCGCACCGGGCAGCCGAGCGGACCGGCGAACGCATCAGCTACGAGGAGACCGTCTACTACGACGCCGAGGGCACCGCGCACGAGGTCTGGCTGGCTCCCAGCTTTCCCGCCGCCGTGAAGGTCACCGTGCTGCGGGGCACGAGCCGCTTCCCGTTCATCGCCCGCTGGGGCGAGTTCGCCCCGACCTATTGGGACGCGAAGACCAGCCAGTACGTCGTGGCGAAGATGTGGCGCACCATGCCCGCCCACATGTTACGTAAATGCGCAGAGGCAGGCTCGTTGAGGATGGCCGCCCCGCAAGACCTGTCCGGCATGTACGTCGAAGAGGAGATGGCGCAGGCCGACGCCGAGGTCGTGGCAGGAGCCGCCGAGGATGCCGCGCAGCGTCTGCGGGCCGCCGCAGGACTGGACAACGACGGCGAGGACAACGGCAGCGAGACGCCTGAGGGCCAGGGGCCCCAGGGCGAGGAGAAGCCTGCGCCGCAGCGGGCCGCCAAGTCCTCGAAGCCGAAGCCGGAGGCGGAGGCCGACGGGCCGCCGGCGGCGCGCGAGCGTTCTACGCCCCGCAAGCGCGCTTCCTCGGCCAAACCGCGCGCCGCTTCCTGACCGCCCATCCGCACTGGTGCCGCCCGCCCGGCGGGCGGCACCGCCTTCTTGGAGACGACATGACTCTCATAGATGAGCGCCCCGTCAGCTTGTGGCCCGCGGCCCACGCGGCCGACGCGCGGCGCCCCCGCTCGTTGCAAACGAAGATCGGCGCGTCCGACACCGTATGCGCACGCCGAGCCGGATACCTCCTGCACGGCATCACGCCCACCGACGGCGGCGAGAAACGCCGGGCGATCCTGGGCACCTGGCTCCACGCCGGGCTCCTGACCGCCGCTCACGAGGAGTTCGGCTGGATCATCGAGCGTCGCGTGGAGGACGCGACGATCCGCGGTCACATCGACGCGGTCCAGCTGGACAGCCACACCGCCGCGAAGCTGCCCAAACGCCTGCGCCCGAGCCTCCCGGCCGAGGAGACCACTGTGGAGGACGTAAAGACCAAGTCCACCTACCAGTGGGACAGCGTGTTGCGCTACGGCGCCAGCGACGCGGAGATCCGCCAGGTGTTCTTGTACGCAGACCTGCTGCGGACCGAGGGCTTCGCGGACATCGACGGACAGCGCCAGCTCGCCCGCATCGGCCCGGTACCGGTCGGCCGCATCCGCTTCCGGTTCATCAACCGCGACTCGGGTGACGATCACGTTCAGGAGATGCCCTATACCTCCCAGCGGGCCCGTGCGGCGCGGTGGTGGGTCGAGCAGGTGCGCTCCGCCGCCACTGCGGAGGACCTGCCCCGCACCTTCCAGGGGCCGGGCCTGTCCGTCATCTGCGACAACTGCCCGTTCAAGTCGGCCTGCTGGGGCCCGGTGGTCGCCGGCCGCCGCCCGCAGAGCATCCTGATCCGCGACGACGCCGAGCGTGAGGAGGCGCTGGCGGAGTACGTGGAGATCGGCGAGCAGATGAAGCCGCTCAAGGAGCGGCAGAGGTTTCTGCGGGCTCAGCTCGACGGCTCCGAGCCGGGTGTGTACGGCGACAACGCGCTGACCTGGAGCGGCGGCAATCCGACGAAGACCGATGACGTGGAGGGCATGGTCGCTCTGTACGAGCGGGCTGGTCTTCAGGTGCCGATGGCTCCCGACGCGGCGGCGATGAAGGCGCAGTTGAAGGCCGCCGGCGTCCCCGTGCCCGTGCGGCTCGACGCTGAGCGGCGCACCTCGGTGAGCATCAACGTCACCGCACGCAAGAAGTCCTGAAACGCACGCTCCGGGAGGGGCAGAGCCGCTGCTGGCCCTGCCCCTACCCCAGTGCGGCCGGAATTGGATGTGACATGGAGAGGTGCGGGTGAGCATTCACCTGATGTTGGCGGCGGCCTATCTGCCCAAGGAGGTGATCAACAAGACGCAGAAGATGGTCCTGATGAAGATCGCGGATTCCGCCGACGACCAGACGCTGCTGGCCCGTCCGGGACTGGAGCGCATGATGGCCTGGGCCGGCGTGGGGGAGAAGCAGTGCATCACCGTCGTGACCGAGCTTGTCGGCCTTGGCTTCGTCGAACGGGTGGAAGTGGGCCGCGTGGGTCGTCGTGCCGAGTACAAGGTCTTCCCGCACGGAGTGCCTCCCATCCCCACCACCGAGGAGCTGATCGAACGGCGGCGCATCGCCCAGCGTGCGCCGAAGAATCCCCGGCTGGCCCGGCAGGCCCAGCGTCGTAAGCCGTCAGCGGCGGCACGCACGCAGCAGGACGTTGCCGCCCGTGAGGAGGCGCGCGCCGCAATGGAGGCAGCGAACGAGGGTGGGTTGCCGCAGGGGAACCCTGGAAGCGGAGGGGAGAGGGTTTCCGGAGGGGAACCTGGCAGGTTCCCCCAGGGAAACCGAGAGGGTTCCCGTGCGGAAACCCCTTCTTTTCCTTCTCCTTCCTCATTCCTTCCTTACCCCCCTACCCCCACAGCTGGCGCTGCGAGGGAGTCTGGCGGGGCTGTTGATCGCGATCCGCCGAGCGGCTGCGTGAAGCACTCGAAGCCGGTCGGCAACTGCCGGGGGTGTGGAACGAACCCGCGTGCCGGTCGTGAGCAGGCGCGGCGTGAGGCTGCGGCAGGTCAGCACGTCTCGCAGCAGCAGTGGTTGAGGGAGTTCTTCGCCGAACAGGCACGTCGCGTGGCTGACACGGACTCCGAAGCCCTTGAGATGGCCCGTCAGCGCACAAAGGAACTGGCCCGCTTGGGGCGCATGGAGTCGTCCAACTCGGGTTCGCTGTAGGCGATTTAGAAGATCGCAAACATTGACGCCCCAGTGTATGCGATTAAGATATAACTACAAGTTCGAAGCCTCTTCGAACTCCAATCCTCTTGGAGAATTCAGTGAAGATCCTGACCCTCGACCCCGTCGCCTACGTCGTTGTGGCCGAAGTTCTCATCGGCCCGGTGGCCGAACCCGTCTTCGGTGGCGGGCCGTTCTGCTCCATCGATTGCGCCATCGAGGGAGTGCGTGAACTTGCTGTGGGCCTCGGCATCCAGGAGGAGGGTGCGAGCTTCCTGGTTCAGGACCTGGATCGCCCCGTCGGCTTCGTGGTCGGTCGTGGCGGGCGTATGTGGGCGGTGCAGATCCTCTCCTCCGCCGAGCTGGTCAGCCGCAACTAACAACACCCTCAAGATAGGCGACATGGTTGAAAGGCGGGCACCCGTCGGGTGCCCGCCCCCGCAACACCCCTCTTGGAGAACACCACATGAGCCTCGCAGCACTGCCCAACCACAACCGCGTGAATGACCCGCTGTGGCGGACGCTCTTTCACCGCTACCGCCACGTCATCACCCCCCTGCGCTACAACGGCTGGACCACCGATGTAGAACTCGGCGGCGGCGAGTACGTCATCCGCGCCGACCTCGGCGACGGCACCGAACTGGTCATCGCCTCCGCCCACGCTCTGCCCGCCAACTCGGCCGACGTGGACGGCTGGACCGCGGTGCGACAGGGGATCGACAAGCCCGAGGTGCACACCGCCGTCTACGACTCCACGCCCGACGGCACCCAACGCCACCATGGCGCCAGCCTGGTCCCGCTGTTCATGCGCATCAGTGAGCTGGACGCGCCCACTGCGCCCACGCAGCTGGTCGTCTCCGCCACCCACACATCCTCCTTCGGCGTGAACCACAACCAGACCGCCGGCATCGAGGCGGCTGCGGTCGCCGCAGCCCGCTTCTTCGACTGGTCCGAGCGCCTGGTCACCGTCGAGGGCTACCAGCCGGTGTGGGAGCGCCCCGGGCGCGAAGGACACCTGCTGGCGCTGTTCGAGAACAGCGGCGACATCACCACCGTGCGCGTCACGCCCTGGCACGGTGACCCGCCGCACCCCCGGCCGTGATCTGGCTCATCGGCGCGTGCCTCCTCGGCCTGGTGGCGTTCATCGCCCTCGCCATCGAGGACACCCGCTACCACCGCGCACTGCGCGACCACGACATCACGTCCTGACCTCCGGCCGCCCGGCCCACGCCGGGCGGCCCCTATCAACGACCCACCCGCCCAAGACGAAAGGAATATGCACCATGGCCCCCGAGGCGACCGACCGCCTGGCTCAGCTGGTCAGGCAGCGCGACGAGCTCGCCACCCACCACCGGCGGATCGAGAAGGCGTACGCCCTGGCCGTGCTGGACCACCTCGCCGAGCAGGTGCGCCAGCTGTGCCCCGAGGCCGCGTACATCAACTTCGCCTACCACGGCAAAACCCGAGAGCCGGACCTGTACGGCGTGCTCGGCGTCGCGTCCAGCCCGATCTCGCCCCTGCCGTGGCTGTGGGACGCGTGCGAGAGCGATGGCGAGCACCCGCTGGACGACTACAGCGACAAGCTGGAAGTCGACCTGCAACAGGCCCTGGAGCCCTACGACTCGCCAGCCTGGGCGACGGTGAGCCGCAACATGGCATCTGAGGGCAACAGTTGGCTGCTTCAGTTGCCCCCGGCCGACCGCGCCGCGCACATCGCCGGCCTGGTCCGCCAGTACCACCCGGAGGCGACCGCGATCATCGTGGACGGGCGCAGCGCAGGCGGCCGGGTCATCGAGATCATCGAAGGCATCGCCGAAGACGGCACCGACAACCACACCACCCACCGCCGATGGCCGCGCGCCGCGGACGATGCGATCACCGCGCTGGTCGCCCAGATGTTCGCCCTGCCCGACCTCGCCAACCGGCACCTGCTGCCCGCGGGGCCCGCCTATCGGCACCCCTACGGCGCCGGCACCAGCGCCCTGGTGTGCCTGATGCCGCTGCCGCCGACCGCGTAACCGCCAGGAGAGCAACTGATGAGCGGCACCTGGTGGATCAGCGATGCGCCGTGCGCCGGGGACCTGCGCTTCACCCCCGCTGACGCCTCCGCCGACGCACTCAGGACGCCGATGACCCGGCAGCTCCTGAAGGTCTGCCAGGGCTGCCCCTACCGGTCGCGGTGCATCGACCTCGTCCTGCCGCGGGCCTCGAAATTCGACGGCATCTGCGGCGGCCGTCTGTGGATCGACGGCACCGTGCGGGACGAGTGCGAGGCCGCACACCCCGACGATCTCGCCGAAGACGGCCGCTACATCCCCCACGGCACCGAGGCTGGCGCCCGCGCCCACAACCGGCGGGGGGAGCGGGCCTGTTCGCTGTGCCGGGAGGCCGGACGGCTGGCCCAAGCCCGCCGCCGCGCCAAGAAGCGGACGGCTTCCAATTAGCTCAAGATAGGAGACATTTTTGAAATACGTCGCAATGATCGGTGTGGCGCGGTGCAGCCCACCTGCCAGCGGTCCGGACGAGAGCACCGGCCTGAACCCCCTGCCCGCCGCATGGCGGGCCCCCGCACCGGCCCACCGACAGCAACAACCGACCCCGAACTCGAACCGGAGGATCACGCAGTGAACAAGGCCCAGCTCGTCGAAGCCGTCAAAGACCAGATCGGCGGCAGCCGGAAAACCGCCACCACCGCGGTGGAAGCCGTCCTGGACACCATCGTGCGAGCCGTAGTCGAGGGGGAGGCCGTCTCGGTCACCGGCTTCGGCAGCATCGCCGCCCACGACCGCGCCGCACGCATCAGCCGCAACCCGCAAACCGGCGCCGAGATGCACGTGCCCGCCACCCGTGTCCTGCGCTTCGCCCCGGGCCGGAAATTCAAGGACCTCGCCTCCGGCCGAGCCCCGCTCCCAGCCTCCGGCAACGCCATCCGCAAGGCCCCCAAGTCCCCCCGCCCGTAACCCAACCTGCCCCGGTGCCGCCCCTTGCAGGGCGGCACCGGGGGCGAAGGGAACCGCACACCATGAACGATCTGGGAACCGAAGTCGAGGCCACCGCCACCTGGTTGGAGCAGCACAACGCATCCGGCGCCGCCACCCTGCTGCGCCGCGTCGCCAGCCAACGGGAGCGGGCTCGCCGTGAACTGGACGCCCACCGCACTCCGAACCGCTACCGGCTGGCCTGGCGCTCCGCCCGCCGGCGCGCCCGCACCGAACACGCGAAGTTCACCAGCATCAGCGAGCAACTCGACGACTTCCACAGCAAATGGGGCGAGGACTGCCGCCGCTTCAATGAGCACTCCGAGGCGCAGACTCGCGCCTGCGCCCAACTGCGCACCGACCTGGCCCAGTTCCAGGTGCACGCGGAACGAGCCGGCTGGATACCCGACCCCGCGGAACGCCGCCTGTGGCGCTGGCGCGAGGACTGGTGGGAGCTGGCCCACCGCAAGAAGAACCCCGAGGACGGCTACCCCGACACCGGCTGGTACCTGTGGGGGCCCACCGAGAGCGGGCACTTCGGCCAGTGGACCGGCCGTCTGACGAAAGAGGCGACCACCGAAGCCGACCGACTGATCACCAAGTACCTCACCACCAAGGCGGCGACCTCATGACCGCCCAGCTCGAACTCCTCTCCGCCCGCGACGCGCTCGGCCCCGACCCGATGCCCGACCTGACGGCCGCCGACCGAATCGTCTTCTCCAGCAGCGGCGGCAAAGATTCCCAGGTGGCGCTGGATGAGACGGTGCGCCTGGCCGACGCCGCCGGCGTACGCGACCGCATCGTGGTGCTCCACTGCGACCTGGGCGTCACCCCCCGCGGACACACCATCGAATGGCCCGGCACCATCGACCTCGCCCGGCGCCAGGCCGAGCACTACGGGCTGCGATTCGAGGTGCGGCGCTCGGCGAAGTGGGCCTCACTGCTGCACCGCATCCGCGACCGCGGCCAGTTCCCGAACCTGTTCAACCGGTACTGCACCGCGATCAAGCGGGACCTGTCGCGGAAGTTCATCACCGAGCAGGTCACAGCACTCGGGATCACCGGCCGCCCGGCGAAGGTCGTCCTGGTCCTGGGGCTGCGCGCCGAGGAGTCCCGTTCCCGCGCGACGAAGCCCGCGGTGGAGATCGACCGGCGTGCAAGCAGCGGACGCCGCACCATCACGCTGTGGTACCCCGTCCTGCGCTGGAGCACCACCGAGGTCTGGGAACGCATCCGCGCCTCCGGCGTCCCGTACCACTGGGCCTACGACCAGGGCATGTCCCGGCTCTCGTGCAGCCTGTGCGTCCTGGCATCGGCCCCGGACCTGACCTGCGCCGCGCGCCTGCGCCCAGAGCTGGCACAGGAGTACGCGGACCAGGAGGCGGAGATGGGCGCCCCGTTCCGGCGCGACCTGTCGATGGCCGAGATCATCCAGCGGGCAAAGGCGGCGGCATGACGGCGCTGCTGCAAAGTGCCCCCGTCACCCTGCCCAGCGCCCAGGGGCAGGGGGAGTGGCAGCCGCGCGTGATCGGGTTGGACCTCTCCTTGACCTCCACCGGCGTGGCGGGCACCGACTGGGCCAAGGCTCTCCGGCCGGGCAGGCGCCGCAGCCATGAGCGGATGGACTGGCTGTGCGGGCACATCCACGTCGGTGTGCAGGAGGCCGACCTGGTCGTCGTTGAAGGCGCGGCCTACGCCCAAGGCGGGCAGGCCGGACACCACGAACTGGCCGGACTGTGGTGGCTGGTGACCCAGGACCTGTGGCGCCACCGCATTCCCTACGCCGTGGCCAACCCGCACCACCGCACGATCTACGCCACCGGCCGCGCCAACCCGGCCCAGGACCGGCCGCGCAAGGAGCGGTCGAAGGTAGCCAAGGGGATGGTGCGCTCCGTCGCCGTGGAGCGGTACGGCGTGGAGTGCGAGGGGCCGGGCCGCTACGACCAGGCCGACGCCACCGTGCTGGCGGCCATGGGCCTGGACTGGCTCGGCTACCCGACGGTGCCGGTGCCCGACACCCATCGCCGAGCCCTGGAAGCAGTTCATTGGCCCGAGCTCATTCCGACCGCAGCAAATTAAGTCCGGAATTCTGAATTTAAATCTCGCTAGAGATTTGCCGTAACTTGAATTAGGTGGATTTGCCACTAAGATATAAGTAAGGAATTCAGGGAAAACGCCCGCAGGAATTACCGCTCTTAGGGAGAAGTTGTGGCCGTCAAGCCTGATTGGGAAATCGTAATCGCCTACATCAAGAAGGACGAGACCCCAGGGCAGGTCATGGCTCGCATCATGAGCGGACACGGAAAGGTCGAGGATGTGGCCGCACTGGTCAACTTCCTGGGCGACACCTCCTCGCTCCGCGCCATCAAAAAGGTGGCGGCCCGACACCAGCTCCCCGGCGTGAACCACCTGATCACCGAGTACGAGCAGCTGGCGGCCCGGTACTGGGGCCCGACACGCTGACCGCCTAACTGCGGAGCCGGCACGCATCCGATGCCGGATCCGCAGAAATCAGCAGTTCAAAACCGGCTCTCAAAGCCGCACAACACCCTCTCGCGGCCCCGGCTCACCGCCGGGGCCGCACCCATACGCGCAAGCGTGCCTCTTGGAGACAACACCATGAACTACACCCGTGGAATTTACGTCCTCGCCGAACAGATAGGAGTGGACCCCTCCCACGTCGCCCACGCCCTGCGCTACGCGGCCAAAACCCACGCAACTATCCGCGCCGAGCACTACAGCCACCTCAGCGACGAGCAGTTCAGGCGCCTCCTCGGCGCCGACCGCTACGTCGTGGCCGTCGTCGCCAACTACGCGATGCGCTTCGCCGGACGCATCGAGGACGCTCAGCTCCTCATGGACATCTACAAAGCCAGCGCAGGCACCACCGCCCACCGCTCGATCACCCGGCAGGGCGTAGGCACGCTGCCCGAGCACCACGACCACGCCCGCGTCCAGCAGGCCATCCGCATACTCCAGGCCGCGGGCCTGCCCCCCATCCACACCGACGGCACCCACGAACTCAAGCCCGGCTTCGAGGTCATGCCCGGCTGCGAAGACCAACTGCCCGGCTGGGTGTTCATCGCACCCGATCCCCACGCCGACGACCGAGGCGGATTTGCCGGCGGCCGACTCGGCTACCTCGCCGTCATGCGCTGGGCCGGATGGGGCGTCATCACCGAACCGCTTCCCGGCGACCTGTGGGCCGCCTGCCACCCCGACTTCCGGCACAACCCCTTCCCCTCCTGACCACCCCGCTCCCGGCCCGTACGCCAACGGGCCGGGAACGGCCACCCCAGAAAGGCCCCAACCACCGTGAAATTCCCGGCAGACAACACCACACTGACCGCCTGGTCGGCCCTCCTCGGCCTCACCAAGGAGCAGGCCACCGCCACCCTCGCCGACATAGAAGCCGTGCTGCGCACCGGCTACGCCCACCGCCCGCCCACACTGCGCCACCGGACCTTCGAGCAGCTGACGAACGACATGGACATCGACGAGTTCGCCTTGATGTTCCTGACCTCCGGACTGCGACGCGCCGGATACCCCGAAGCCGCCCACTCAGTCCAACTGCGCGGATTACTCGCCCGCCTCCAAGGCGCCCAACAGCGCCACTGACACCGCCCACCACAGCACCACCCAGCCGCCCCGGCCGCGCACCGCGCACCGGGGCGGCTCCATGCGCGCAGAAAGGAAGCCCGTGCCCGACGACACCCCGTTCCTGCCACGAACCGCCGCACCCACCACCCCACGCCCGGTCCCGTCCTGGGCGAAGAAGAAGCCCCCCAAGTCAAAAGCCGCCACGCGCACCAAGGTCACCGCACGCAAATACCTCGCACCACGCGACCCGCACGAGCACGCACGCAAGATCGCCGAGAACGTCATCGACGCCTGGCACCAGAGCTTCGGCGGCAGCAGCATAGACGTCCCCCTAGGCACCGTTGCCGCGCTCGCGCTCCTGCGCAACCGCCCCGGCCTGGCCGACTGGATACTCAACCTCCAGCCGCACCAACTCCCGCAGTTCTTCAAGGAGATATACCTCGGCTACTGGGTCAAACGGCCCGACCTGATCGCACGCGCCATACGCCTGCACGACTGGGCCTGGAACCCCGACCCCGACACCCAGCAACTCCGCGCCGTCCACGCCATCACCCACCGCGCCATCAACACCGGCCTGCTGGACCTCACCGGCCACGACGACCCGTGGCGCCGCTCCGAGGCCGACGTCCTCAGCCCCCTGCTCACCGGCCTGCGGCACAAGAGCGACAAGAAGTGGCGCGGCGAGTACCACACGCCGGCGTGCGTCAGCGACCTCATGGCCAACATGACCGTGGACAAGAAGTTCATCAAGCCAGGCATGTCCTTCCGTGAACCCGCCGTCGGCTCCGGCGGCATGCTCCGCTCCATCGCCCAACGCCTACGCGACCTCGGCCTCAACCCGCACGACTTCCACTGGTACGGCAACGACGTCGACGCCCTCGCCGCAGCCTGCGCCGCCGTCAACACGATCATTTGGGACCTCGGCCCCAACTGCTTCATCGGCTGCGCCGACTCCCTGGCCCCCGAGGACGACTACGGCATAACCCTCGCCGAAGCCCAGGACGCCTTCACCGAGCGCGACAAAGCCGTGGACGCGGCCACCTTCATCGCCGCGACTGAGGGCGCACTCCGCCTCCTCAACCAGATCACCACCCCCAAGGAGAAAGCCTCCGTATGACCGAAGAACAACCCCTCATCCCCCGCACACAACCCCCACCCCGACGTGCTGGCCGCTTTCGGAAGCCTCCGCGCAGCAACGGGGCCGAGACATCCAAACGAGACGAACAGCACCGTCTCGAACAGCCCCTGAACCACATCGCTCCCCACCTCGAACCGCCCTGGGCCAAGGAGGACACCGACACCCCCGAGCGCACCACCAACTACACCCGGCCCGAAGGCCACCACATCGGACTACGGCTCCAACCCGGCGAGCTCATCATCCAGACCTGGATCACCGCAGGCCCCGACCTGCCACCGATCCCCGCCGGCACCGCCGAGGAAAAAGCCGACACCAAAGCCGCCAACGACGCCCGACTCCGTCCCGGTCGCTCCTGGCACGCCACCGTCACCACCCGCCACCCCCAGCACACCCGCGGGCTCCTCGACGCAGTCGTGCGCAACCAGCTGATTCCCGCGCTCACCAACAAGCCCAAGCGCGTGCCCACCCCCACCGTCCGACCCGAGCCCGAGCCCGAGCCCGAGAAGACAGCCTCAGCCAACCCACGCCGCGCCACCACCGAGAAGGAAACCGAGAAATGAGCAGCACACCCGACAACGCGATCAAAGTCACCAGCCTGGGCAACCTCGCCGAGATCCTGCCGTACCTCCTCGGCCACTACCCCGACGACAGCATCGCCCTCCACGCCCCCGGCCCCAACTTCAGCGACGGCCCGACCATGACGTGCCCCCTGCCCGACGACCCCGCCGAGTGGAAGGACACCGCCGAACTCGCCGCCCGCCGGTTCGTGGCGTACGCCCACGACCGCGGGCACGACCCCGGCGAGGGCGTCATCGTCTACCTCTGCCGCGAGCCGCGCCCCGACGAGACCCCGTGGGACACCGCCGCGCTCCTCGCCCCCGTCGCCGACTGGCTCACGACAGCCCTTGGCCAGCAGCGCGCCGACGTACTCCAGACCATCGGTCTCGTCGCGAACCGGTGGTGGGCGTTCGAGTGCACCACCGAAGGGTGCTGCGAGGGCCAGCCGCTCCCAACTGCCGACGACCCCACCAGCGTTGCGGCACAGATGGCCCGCCTCGACCGCACCTCCGGCCCCCGCACCCGCGACATCGTCAAGGAGTTCCGGGCGGCGGCCTCCGCCGACACCGACTTCCTCAAGGCCCTGGACACGGCCATCGACCAGTTCAACACCCGGTGCGCGACCAGCGCAGGACGCGACGCCACCCTCACCTCGACCTGCGCCCAGATCGACGCGGCCGTCAGCCAGTTCCGGGCCGGAGCGACTACCCTCAACCGCACCCTGGCCACGCAGCTCCTCGTCGGTCTGCACGACGACGGCGCCGTGGAGGCCGGCATGGCGCACACGGACGACGACGACCTTCCCCACGCCCGACGCCTGTGGGCCTACCTCGCCCGGCACTGCGCCGACCCGTTCACCCAAGAGGCCGTCCCCGCACTGACGCTGTACGCCTTCGTCACCTGGCGGCAAGACGACCTCATCGCCGCCCGGCTCGCCCTCCGCGACGCGCTCACCGCCGACCCCGAATACGACCTGGCCGTCGGCATACACCTCGGCACCATCGACGGCGAGGACCCCCGAGACTTCCGTACCGCCGCCCGAGAGAACTGCGACCACCGCATGGCGCACGTCCAGCACGCCGTCCAGGTCGCCAGCGAGTACCGCCCCGTCACCGACAGCACGGCGGAACGCCACCGCGAAGCCCTCGACGCCGCCACCGAGTACGACGACGCGCAGGCCAGCACCTACCGCGGGCAGCTCCTCGCCCGCTACGGGACGATCGACATCATCGGCGGAGCCCTGGCCGACTTCCGCAACGGCCCCCCGCAGCTCATGGACGAGATCGCCGCCCGCATCATCCTCGGCCTCCAGGACCCCGAGACCCGAGACGCCGCACTGTCCACCGGCGACGAGAACGACCTCCCCGCCGAACGGCAACTGTGGGGCTACCTCGCACGAAGCTGCGTACCCCCGCACACCGACAAGGCACCGCCGCTCCTCGCCCTCCTCGGCTGGGTCGCCTGGCGGCAGAACGACACCGTCACCGCCAGCCATGCCTTCTCGGACGCCCTCGACATCGACCCCCACTACAGGCTCGCCAAGCACATGCTCGAAGGCATCCGCACCGAGTGCGACCCTGCCGCGTTCCTGGCGATCTTCCGCGAGGCAGACCGGCGATTCGCCGCGGGCCGCGCCGACCTCGACAACCTCTGACCCCCACGGCGGCCCCGGCAGCTTCGCAGGGGCCGCCCCTAACCCGGAGACCTCATGCCCACCCCTTCAGACGAACCGCGCGGCGCAGTCGCCCGGCACACTGCCTACCTGCCCCACTTCTGGGACAAGGCCACGAACTCCCGCCCGATCTGGCGTATCGACTGGGGACAGCCCGGCTTCACCCAGCGCACACCGCCCGACCTCACCGCCGACCACCGGCCCACGGTCCTCGCCCGCTCCTGGGACCGACCGGCCCCCGACGGCACCGGCGAGACCTGGCCCTACCTCCACCGCGGGGCCTGCCTCGGCTGCACCTGGGAGGGCCCCGACCGGCGCCGTACGGACGAGGCCGTCGAGGACGCCCACGACCACACCCACCCCGGCTGGCGCGACCTCCCGGCCGTACCCGAACACCAAGGACGCCGCTGGCTCACGCACGTCCAGCACCTCTACCCAGACGGGTGGTTCGACCGAGGCGGACCCGTTCGTACCGTCCGGACCGGGATTGAGAAGCGGCACAGGCCCGGAGCAGCGCCGGGCGGCGGCTACGACCTCGGCGTGCAGCCGCCCAGGAGGAACGATCCGGTCACGGCGATCCCCGATGTGCTGCCGCTCGATTTCAGCGGCGCGGAGGCAGCGTGAACGGGGTGCCGCGCGCTACGCTGGAAAAGGACGGCTGACCTGCGAAGAACCGCTCCGCTCCACCCCCGGGCACAGGGGGCAGGAGCCCGCTTCGCCGGTAAGGCACTCCGCTGCGCACGAGTTCGAGGCTTCAACTCACTCATTGATCAACCTGCGTTGATGCAGCCCGGCGTTCCCACAGTGCTCCCCCGCGAACTCCCTCGGAGGGCCGCCAGTGGACACGCAGTGGACGGAAGGACCCGTACAGATCAGGAACGTCGACGCGGAGTCAGAACGGCAGAGTGCCTTTGACCTGCGGATATAGGAAGATCAAGGCAAGATTGCGTGTTGATCGGAAGATCCGAAAAGGACTCATAATCCGTCGGCCGTGGGTTCGAGTCCCACCCGCCCCACCACGGCAGGCCAGTGCAAGATCGTCTGACCAGCCACATCACGGCAGCAGGGCCGCCACCTCCGGGTGGCGGCCCTCGTCGTTTCGGCCCCGAAAACGGTCCACGGGCCGCACAGGGCCATACGGGGGACACACGCGGGGCCGCACCGGGGCGCGGAGCCCACGGGGCGGTCGCGGAGCGTGTGCGGCGACGCCGGGGCCGGCCGACGGGCCCGGAAACCTCGTGCGTGGCGTCGTCCCGCGAGGAGCCGCCGGCGCCGGCGCGGGAACTGGTCGCCGGGGGCCCGGAGTTGCACGGCTCGTCGGCCTGCCGCGCGGGAACTGGGGTCCGGGGGCGGGCCGATGGCCGTCCCCGGCCGACCCGTGGGGCGGGTGCGATCAGTTCCAGAGGCGGTCGAGGGCGAGTTGCAGGGTATGCAGGCCGTCGGGGCCGCTGAGGGTCAGACGGCCGGTGGGGGAGAGTGTCAGGGCGTTGCAGCGGTACAGCAGCGGCAGGGTGCGGACGGCCCCGCTGGTGAGGTGCCAGAGGTGCAGCTCGGCGTCGTTCCAGGCGGCGGCCAGGAGCGGGCCGGCGGGGGTGTCGGCGGCGGCGAGGGCCGTGACGAGGGCCGGGCGCTGCTCCACGGGGCCCGCCATCGGTTCCCCGGAGGTCTCCCACAGACGGATCGAGCCGTCGAGCGCGGCGCTGAAGACGAGGGTGAGGTCGTCGTCGGGCAGCCGCAGGCAGGTGACGGCGGTGACGGGGACGCTGTGCAGACGGCGGGAGTGCGGCAGAGGCCGGTAGGAGGTCAGGGACCACACGTGGACGGCTCCGCCGGCGTCGCCGACGACGGCCGTCGGCGACTGGCCGTCGGCGCCGAGCGCGGTGGGCCGGGAGGGCGCGGAGCCGAGCGCCGCGGTGCCGTGGTGGGCGGCGATGTGCCCCAGTACGGTGCCGGCCGGGCCCTCCTCGTCGGGGGTGAGGGGGAAGAGCGGCCCGCTGCGGTCGAACAGCAGCACCGCCTCCGGGTCGGCGGCGGCCAGGCCGAAGGGACGGAGCCCCGCGGGGGTGGGCACCACGCCGGTGCGTTCGCCGGTGCCCGCGTCGTGGCGGTGCAGCCGGCCCAGGGCGTCCGCGACGAGCAGGGTGCCGTCCTGGTGCGGGAGGTGGCAGTGGGCGGCCGCCGGCACGTCGTGGTGCGCCCGGACCGCGGTCCACAGGTGCCGTTCGGCCAGCGGGCGCAGGTATTCGGTGAGGGTGGCGCTGGTGGTCAGGGCGGCGGCGTGCAGGACGGCGGCGCGGGCCAGGTCGTCGTCCGCGGAACCGGACAGGTGGGGCGCGGCGCGGTCCCAGATGGCACGTAGGCCCGCGGGGGCGACGGTGGCCGGATCGCGGAGTGCCGCGGTGATGGCCGTGGCGGAGCCGTGGAGGAGGAAGCCAGGGTCGGCGAGCAGGGAGCCCGCCGCGGTGCCGCCGTCCTCGGTGCCGAGAACGGCGTCGAGGACGTGCTCGCGGGCGGCCGGCGGCGCCTCGTCCCACCGCGCCCTGCCGTCGGCGGTGCGCGGGACGGCGGCGAGCAGGGCCGCGGCGTCCGCGTCCGGGGCCTCCTCGGACGGGGCGGGCGGGGGCGCGGCGTCGGGCCAGGGGGCCTCGCCGAGGTCGATGACGTGGGGCTCCGTGTCGTCGAGGAGGGCGGTCGTGCCGGTCTCCGCGACGGCGCGCACGTGCGGCAGCCCCAGGAGCGGGACGAGGAGCTCGTCGACGAGCGTGCCGGGGTCCGCCGGGGCGTGGTCGGCCGGTCCGCGGCCGGCGAGGTGCAGATCGGGCAGGAGGAGCAGCAGCGGCCGGGCGTCGGCGGCGACGCGGGCCAGGAGGCGGTGCGGGGGCAGCGGGCCGTAGCCGAGCTGGCGGCCCAGCTCCCAGGCGACGGAGTCGGCGATGAGCCCGGCGGCGGGGACCGTGGCGTGGACGGTGGTCCACTGGTCGGCGCCCGCCCCGGCGAGGAACCAGGCGAGCAGATGGCTCTTGCCGCTGGCCCGGCCGCCGCGGACCAGGCAGAGCCGCGACAGCTCGCCGTCGGCCGCGGCGGCCCAGTCGAGCAGGGCCCGACCGGCCGCCGCGTGGCGGTCGTCCAGCGCCGGCCAGGCCGCCGTCCCGGGCGCCTTCTCAGGGTGTGCGGTGGTCGTCATCGGCGGTTCTCCCCCTGCCGCTGTCACTGCTGGGCGGCCGCCTCGCGAAGGAGGCGGATCCCCTCTGCCCGGGATTCGGCGCTCTCGCCGTAGGGGAAGTTGTGGGTCAACTCGGCGTCCGGGAACATCTGGGCCAGCCACAGCGAGCAGTAGTGGCCGGGCAGGAAGCACGCCTCCAACTCCGTGTGGATCCGCGTCACCTGGGCCGGCTCGACGCCCGCGCCGCGCAGCGCGGACCACAGGCTCTCCTCGGGGTGCAGGGCGATGCCCCCGGCGCGGGTCACCACCTGCTTCTCGCCGTCGTCGCCGACGTACTCGAAGGCTGCGTACCACTCCGTGCCGGCGGTGTCCCGGATGTCGTCGAGGACCAGCGGCCACCAGTTCTCCCGGTCGGCGAAGGCGGCCGGGTCCGTGGCGCGCAGCTGCCGCTCCGCCGCGGCGAACGCCTCCGCGGCGGCCTCCGGCCGGTCGGTGCCGAGGATGACGCGCAGCGCCCGGTCCAGTTCGCGCAGGGACTGGGCGAACTGCTCGGGCGAGGAGCTCACGAACCGGGACGGCTCCTGGTATCCGAGCAGTACCGCCCGCACCTCGCCCCCGGGGGCGGCGCAGAGCTCGTAGCCGCGGTCGGTGCCCAGGCGCGCCCACTGCCGCTGCTCCTCGCGGGCCACCTCCGTCCCGACGGACTCCGCATAGGCGTCCAGCACGACGGGGTCGTCGGGGGAGGTGGAGAAATAGGGGCCGACCGTCCAGGGGACGGCGACCTGCGCCAGCCGGCGGACGCTCTCCGGGACCGCGAACGGCTCGCCCGCCGCCTCCGGTCCGAACTTCCGCAGTTCACCCTCGGGCACTGTCATGGACGACTCCGCCTAACCCACCGTCTCGTACACGTCTGAGAGGACACCGTCCCACGTCGGAACGGGCGCGGCGTCCTCGCCCTCCCAGTCGGCCTCCTCCGACCAGACGGGCTCCACCCCTTCGAACGGCAGCGGATCGGCGTTGCGCATGCGCTCCCGGAGGGACTCCGCCAGCGCCTCGGGGTCGGGCAGGTCCTCCGACACCGTGGCGTCGTAGCCGGGGCGTTCCAGTTCGAGGAGGTAGAGGAAATAGAGGAAGGAGTCCAGGCTCTGATTCAGCGGACGGGCCGTGAACTCCCCGTCCGGCAGGGCGTGGACGGCACCGGAGACCGGGTCCAGCACCACCACGTCGTAGTGGATCTCGCCCAGTACCAGCCACTCCGCCCAGCCCTCCGGCATGTCGTGGTACTCGGAGAAATGGCTGAGTTGCGCGCACCGGCGGAACCGGTCGGGAGTTTCCCCGACGAAGAGACCGCCGTCGAGCACGAAAAAGGAACTCCGGTCGTCCGGCAGGCCCGTGGCGGTCAGTAGCGCACATGTCGCCGCATCGATTTCCGCCGGCAGCTTCGCTTCCTCCAGCGTGACGAGCTTTTCCGGAGGGAATACCGACTCCATCATCGACCGGTCGGTGAGCTGGGGCATCTTCTGTCCTGTCGGTAAGGTGCGGGAATCCGATGATCTTATCGGAGGCGACTTCTTCGCGTCAATCGCTACTTCTTGCGCCGATTAATGCCGTTGAGATACTTCTCCATTTCGTCGTTTCCCTTCTTCTTGGACTCCGCGGTGTCGCCGTACTCGACGGTGTGCGAAACCTTGACGTCGCCCGGGAGATGGTGCGACATCCAGGCGCTGCAGTCCCTGGTGCCGGGCCCGGTCGTGCAGGGCTCACGCTCGGTATAGAGCTCGGACATGCCCTTCGATTTTCCGGAGTCCAGGAACGGGATGCCGACCTGACGTTCGGAGTGCATTCCCGGCCATTTACTGCGGCCGACGAGCACGAATTCATCATCGGCGCCGCGTTCGCCATACCGTGCCGCGGCGTAGTTCCGACTGGAGAATTTCCCCTTGCTGACCCGCCCGTAATCTCCCTGCTTGCTGCCCGCGCCGGTGTTGGCGTGCCGCGCCAGCTGGGTGGCCTGTGACAGGTCCGTACTCCCGAACGCAACCTGCTGGGAGGGTTTCCGCTTGCGCTCGTCCGCCGGTGGCAGCGGATATTTGCCGGCCTCCCGCCGCGGGACGTGGTCGTCGCTCAGAAGTCCTATCGGCGTGAGCCGCTTCCGGTCCTCGGCGGTGAGGTCCTTGTGTCCTTCGGTGGTGAGACGGGTGACCTTCCCCTGGTCACTGACGTTGTACATCGGCGCATTGCCGTGCGAATTCTTGCCGATGTTCTTGAGGTCGGACGCGATACCTTCGTCGTTCTCACGATGGTTCAGCTTCATCTTCTTGACGCCGTTGACCATCTTGTCGTCGAGATGGTCCGCCGTCCGCTTGACGCCGGTCTCCAGCCCCTCCAGCGCCTTGTCGATCATCGGGGCGGCGGCGTTGGCGATGGCGTCCTTGCCGCGGGTCCGACCGTGATGGCTCTTGGCCCGCCCGAGCTTGCCGCCGGCCCCGCTGCGGAAGGTGCCGCCGGCGCTCTGCAGGCCGGTGACCACACTGTCGTGGGCGTCCGGATCAAAGGTGAAGCCACCGCCCCCACCGCCCCCGCCGCCTCCGCTGCCGCCCTCCCCGCCGGCGCTGAGCAACTGCATCGCACCGGCCGCGGACTTCCCCGCCTCCTTGCCGGCCTGGGCCGCATGGCCGACGTCGATGCCCTTCTGCACCCCGAGGGCATTGGCCCCCACCTGGACCACCAGGTCGCCGACCATCGCCCCGAGCGCCTCCTCGATCGGCGACAGCGCGACGCTGACGACCTGCTCGACGACCTGCTCGCAGACCTCCTTGATGATCTTTTTCACGGCGATCCGGGTCGCCTGCGTACCCGCCAGCGCCCCCACTTCGGACAGGCCGAAGGTGAACGGCGCCGCCGCCTGGGCCGCGATCACCTCCGCGGCCAGGATGGCGAGTTGGGCGATGGCCGCGATCTTGGCGCCCTCGACGAGGCCGGCGACGACGTCCATGGCGGTCCCCGCCATGCGCCCGCACTCCGCGAGCCCCTTCAGGTGCTTGCCGTTGACCTTGCCCCAGTGGGCGTTGAGGGCCGCCACCCCCAGCGAACCCCCCGCCGTGCCCACCAGGCTCTCGATCACCTGATGCGCCTGGTTCGCCCCGTGTTCGATGTCGTCCGCGAATCCCCTCAAGGAATCCGCCATCGCGCGATAGTCGTCCTCGTCCACATTCGGCCACGAGACGCCGATGATGTCGAGGATCTCGTCGGCCCAACCCGGAAGTACCACGCCCAC